TGCGCCTGCAAGGTCCGCTACGGGTTTCCAAGTCGATCACCAGGGACGAGCCGCACCAGGACCCACCGTACTGGGCTCTGAGAGCCTCACAGACGGCTTTTCGCAGCTAGGGTGGTGTGACGGTACCCTCGATTTACCACAGAGCCTCTCAGATGTCTATGTGAACTTGATCACATAATGAGCAGATCATCGGGGTAAATTCAGAAACCGTCATGTACTACAGGGTGAGAGGGTAAAACTCCTAGACCCTCCCCTGAGAGAGGGGGATAACAGGGGGTGAGAGCCTCGCTTTTAGGCTCGGCTTCTAGAGAGCCGCTTCGGGGCGGCTCGATCTAGAGCGGCTTTAGGCCGCTATACGGTCTCGGTCTTTGAGGACCGAGCCCTGAAGGCCCTAGACGTAAGGGCTCGGATCGACAGCTGAAGCTGTCTCTGAATCGCCCGCTGACAATGCGGGCTCTGATCGGCCCGCTGAATGCGGGCCTCTGTTATTTAGGAGGGGTCTCTGACTAGCTCATGGCTGTCATCGACCCGCCGCCAGGAGCTCCCTCCCAACTGGGAGGAGATCCGTCAAGAAGTCCTCAACGACGCTGACGGCGTCTGTGAGATCCGGTGGCCCGGTTGCCTTGGATGGGCGACCGATGTCGACCACATACAGCGAGGAAACGACCACAGCCGGCGCAACCTGCGCGCGGCGTGCAAGTCGTGCCACGGGAAGAAGTCATCCGCTGAGGGGAACGCCCGCAAGCGGGAATTGCGAGCCAGGAGGAAGCGCCCACAGGACAGACATCCCGGCTCTTTGTAGCGGCCAGGTGCCGCTAGATACCCAGGAGGTAACCACAGTGGGAGCTGCAACACGCGGCCCGGTCCCTGAGAGGACAGACCAGACCGTTCGCCACAGCGAGCCGGTCGACAAGATCGAAGTCTTCGGTGAAGTGAGAGTGCCAGACCTCGGAGACGTGAGTTTCCGTGGTGAGACGCACCCGATCATCGAGGACCTGTACCAGGCGATGCAGGAATCCGGCCAGAGCCGGTTCTACGAGCCGTCTGACTGGCAAGTCGCTCGCCTGACACTCCTCGCGCTGAACGAGGAGCTCGTCGCAGCCAGGCACGGAGACAAGCCGATTGGCGCGATGAAGCTCACGGCGCTGAACCAGATGCTCACGACGCTCATGCTGACCGAAGGCGACCGCCGCCGCGTCCGCATCGAGCTCGAACGGAAGCCCAGCCAGCCCGAAGGCGTCGTCATCGACGCTCGCGAGTCCTTCAAGAAGTGGCTGGAAGAACCGTGATCCCCCGGTCCCCCGAGGCGGGTTAGGCGTTTCCCTCCTCCTTTCCCGCCGAGAGCCCCCGCTACCGGCTCCCCGTCTCGGGGTTGACCGACCTGAAAGGAACCACATGGCAGTAATCGGTATCGAGCTCGAACCGGATCAGCTCGTCCTCACCCGCCGTCGAGACTTCAAGTGGACGTTCGAGAATCTCGACGACGACGGCAACCCCACCAACTTCCCCGCTGGTGAGCTCTTCTTCGAGCTGGACACCGGAGGCCAGCACAACGCGCTCCAGCAGGTCCAGTTGTTCGGAGCCACAGGCGGTACGTACACCCTGAACGTCAACGGGGTCGACACCCCGCCCATCGACTACAACGACGTGTCCCAGAACCCGCAGGGTCTCGCTGGAGACCTCACCGACGCCCTGGAGGCGGCGGTCGGAGTGGGCAACGTCAAGGTCCACCCGGTGCTGCTGATCCCGGCCTGGACGCTCCACTTCAACCTGAACAGCAGCAAGCCGCTCACCGAGCAGCTCGTCAACACGATCAACAAGGCCACGAACGACTTCTTCAACACGTTCGAGCAGCTCTTCGGTGTCGACGTGCAGATGACCGTCACCGACGTGCTCAACTTCAAGCTGAAGGTGACCTCCCTCAAGTCGTTCGATGAGGTCGGAGCTGTCACGTTCGCGGTCGACATCACGTCCACGATGGTGAAGAACTTCTTCAACTCCGTGGCTGGTCTGATCGGAGCGGTCAACACGGTCAACGTCGACTTCTACTGGAACCGGACGTACGACGTGGAGTTCACGGGAGCGCTCGCGCTCACCCCGGTCCCGCCCATCACCGCAGACATCAGCAACCTGACCGGCGCATCGAAGTCGGTCAACATCACCGTGAAGCGCCCCGGCAAGACACGGCTCACCCGGTGGGACTTCGTCATCGACGGTACGAAGGCCGTCCTGAAGGTCGAAAGCGAAGAGGCCGATCTGATCTCCGCTCGCACCCAATGGCAACTGGTCTTCCTCGAAGACGGCGAGCCCGCAGGTGGTGAACCGATCGCTCGCGGATTGGTGTGGGTGCAGGAATGAGGCTCAAGGGATACCCAACGGACGGTAGGCCGGCGCTCTCCTATCTGGGGAGCCCGACCGGCTCCATCGTCGGATCTGCTGAGCGTCCCGTGGGGCACATCATCTCGGTCCCCGGCCAGACCGGGCCTCGCGGCCCGCAGGGTGACATCGGACCGCAGGGTGTCCAGGGTGAGCAAGGTCCAGAGGGACCGCAGGGTCCTCCTGGCGAAGGCATCGTCACCGATGAGGCTGTGGCAGAGGTCATCAGCCCCGACCTCAGCTCCCCCACCGACACCAGCCTCGCAATCGCTGCGCTGGTCCAGGCGATCTGGGATGCCACGGTCACCCAGGACCGCGTCCCAGACGGTGAGAACGCCGTGCAGTTCCTCGTCGGGCACCGCAACAAGCTGGCTGCCATCGAGGCCAACGCCGACGTAACCGACGCCGACAACGTCGCGGCGGCTGGCGCGGTCATGAAGTCGGACAACTCGACAGCGGGCTTCGGCTTTGTGGTCGACCAGGACGACATGGCGTCCAACTCCGATACGAAGGTGCCCACACAGCAGTCGGTGAAGGCGTTCGTGGAGGCCAAGATCGCTGCGCTCATCAGCTCTGCCCCAGAGGCGCTGGACACCCTCCAGGAGCTCGCAGACGCTCTCGGCAACGATCCGAACTTCGCGACGACCATCGCCAGCCAGATCGGCGCTAAGGCCGACAAGACCACGTCGATCTCAGCCGGAACCGGGCTCACCGGTGGCGGCAACTTGACAACGGACAGGACTCTGTCGGTCAACTTCGGCACCGCTGCCGGAACGGTCTGCCAGGGCAACGACTCCCGTCTGTCGGACGCGAGAACGCCTACGGCACATACCCATGCGACCTCCGAAATCTCAGGCCTGGACGCCGGCCTCAGCGTCATCGAATCGGAACTGGAGGGCAAGCAGCCGCTTGACGCCAAGCTGACCGCGCTCTCGAATCTGAGCCTGGCTTCCGACAGGGTGGTCTACGCCACAGGGTCGAACACGTTCGCCGTGACGCCGCTGACGACCGCAGCCAGGTCGCTGCTCGATGACTCCGATGTGAGCACGATGCGAGCCACCCTCGGCCTCGGCGCTGCGGTGGTCGGATCGAACAACGGAACTCCTACGGCACTGACCATCTGGAAGGGCACGCAGGCCCAATACGACGCCATCGCAACGAAGGACTCCAACACGCTCTACGTGGTGATTCCCTGATGCCGCTCTACGTACCGACTACGGATGCACCCGATTTGTATGTCGGCAGTGTGCCTGTCTCACGGATGTTCTTCGGTGACAACTACGTCTGGCCTCCGTTCGAGCCGGTCACAGCCTCGTACACCGTTCCCGGCGATTACGTGTATCAGATCCCCGAAGACTGCTGGTGCATAGACGAGATTCTCGTCGGAGCTGGCGGTGGAGGCCGTGGCGGCGGCCTGGCTGTTGGTGGTGCGGGTGGTCAAGGCGGGGTTTGGAAATGGCGCAAACTGGTTCGAGGCGTTGACATCCCGTGGTCTCAGACGACCATCTCCGTCAAGGTAGGCGCTGGCGGCTCGTCGGGCTCCGGTGGCCTTTCGCCGAACAACGGCGGCAGCGGCGGGGCAACTATCGGCACACAGACCGCACCGGGCGGTGCTGGCGGCTACGACGGTTGGAGCAACCAAGCCGGTGGCGCAGCGACCGGAGGCAACACCAGCTCAGGCAGAAACGTGACGTTCAACGGCATTCTCTACGTCGGCGGCGGTGCAACCTCGGTCAACTCCACAGGAACCGGACCGAACGGCAATGCCCCTGGCGGCGGCGCAGCCGGTGGCGGCATCCCATCCCGTAACGGCGGTGTCGGCGCATCTGGCGCGGCGTACTACCGCGCATACACCTAAGACCAAGCAGGCGGTCCCCTAGCTCAGAGGGGAGCCCCTGCGCTGGGTCAGTAGCTCAACTGGAAGAGCAGCGGTCTCCAAAGCCGCGAGTTGGAGGTTCGAGTCCTCCCTGGCCCGCTCCCACTCAAAACGAAAGGCAGACATGAGTTTTCGTACTGCTTATGGCAATGCGTACTCCGAGAACGGTTGGCGTATGTGCAACCGCGACGAGTGCGTGACGGTCTCCGGACCGTACATGAACACCGCACCGCTCCGACGTGGTCCTGCCGAGAAGCTCCTCGGAGAGTTCGTCAGGCGCTACCACCAGGTATGTGCCCCGGTCGTGTCCCCGGTGTGGGGATGGTCGGAGACGAACGACGTAGGCAACTCGAATCACCTGTCGGGCACCGCAGTTGACGTCAACGCTCCGCAGTGGCCTTGGGGCCTTCGCAAGATGCCCGCTGATCTGGTTGCGCGGATCAACGTGCTGTTGGACCAGTTCGAGGGTGCGATCTACTGGGGTCGCAACTGGAACCGTCCGGACGAGATGCACTTCCAGCTCAACTGGCGGGAGGGTGACGCCAAGTACGACCGGATCATCTCGAAGTTCAGCGGCGGCAGCGTCCCGGTCACCCCGCACGTCCCCAATCTGCCTGCTGACGATAGCGAGCTGCTCATGCGCGGTTCGGCCAACGTCGAGCAGACCCGCATCCTCCAGGCAGGACTCAAGAAGGTGTTCCCCAGCTACGCCGGTCACCTGGAGGTCGACGGCGATTACGGCCCCGAGACGGAGAAGGCGGTTCGCCGCTTCCAGTCAGGCTCCGGTCTGGTGGCAGACGGCATCGTCGGTCCGGCCACCCGAGCCGAGCTTGCCAAGTACAACATCATCCTCAAACCCGCTGCGCCACAGGAGATCATCCCCGTGGGTAAGACACCAGTTGTTGTCGGCCCTGCCGACGACCAGCTCAACATGCGGTTCAACTGCCTCGGTGGCAAGACGCTTGTCGAAGCCGTCGCCGAGATCCGAGATGCAGTGTGCGGCACGAACGACAAGGACAAGACAGGCGTGGTGCTTAAGTGACACAACGACATCTAGGAATCGTCTTCCGGGGCACCGGAGGAATCATCGGCCAGGACTACGTGTCCCGCGTGTGCCAGGGTGCAGCCGACCTAGTTGAGGAGATCAACCCGAAGTTCGACGCCACGATGGGCGGCATCCCGGTAGGCGGCTCGGTCGACATCACGGGCAAGTCCATGAAGAAGGCCGTCGACGAAGCGGTCTGGGACGCCACCGGCATCATCAAGCACGCTCTGTCGGTCAACCCGGCACGCAAGGTAATCATCGGCGGGTACTCCGCTGGCGCGGTCGCTGCGGCACGCGTCCGGAAGTGGCTCCTGGAGACCTACCCCGACAGCTACCTGTGCTCGTTCTCGTTCGGCGATCCCACCCGCCCGTACGGCGGTTCGTACTACGGAGGCCCGATCCTGAGCGGCCAGGGCATCTCCTCGTGGCGCTACGGCGACGTGAAGGACTGGCGTCACTGCTGGCTCACTGACCCAGGCGACATGTACGGGAACATCCCGCTCGGGGCGGCTGGGGACATCCTGGACGACTTCTACGACATGATCACCCACACGCAGATCACAGATCCGCTGGTCACAGCGTTGACGTTCATCGAGCGGCTCCCGCAGACGCTCCTCAAGGCCGGCGTCAATCCGCTTGCCGCGATCAAAGCGGCTGATGTCGCGATCAAGTTCGCCACGTCGAACCCGCCCACAGCAGCGCACATCCAATACGAGCATCGAGAGGTCTGGCCCGGTCAGACGTACCTCGGTCTTGCCATCCAACACGTACGGGACTACGCGAGCCGCGTGCCCCTGACTTGACAACGGACAGAGAGGAGGACGGTTTGGAACTCACAGAACAATACATCGAGAACCTGGAGAAGGCCGTAGCCGAGGCCAAGCGGATCGAACCCGTGACCGACCCCGAGCTGGCCCCGTCCCCTCCCCACATCATCGGACCCACCTGGCAGCGCCGAGCGGACGGCAGGTTCTACCTTCCGGAGAAGACGCTCGGCTACCAGATCCTCATGTGGATGAGCGAATACCTGCTCATTCCAGGTGGTCCCAAGGCGGGTGAGCCGTTCAAGCCCACACGCGAGCAGGGACGGTTCATCCTGTGGTGGTATGCCGTCGATGAGTTTGGACGGTTCGTCTATCGAAATGGCTTGCTGCGCAGGCTGAAAGGCTGGGGCAAGGACCCGCTTGCTGGAGCCCTGGCTCTCGCTGAGCTCTGCGGCCCGGTGATGTTCTCGCACTTCGACTCCGAGGGCAACCCGGTGGGCAAGCGCAAGCCGTCAGCGTGGATTCAGGTGGCCGCGGTCTCGCAGGACCAGACACGAAACACGTTCTCGCTCTTCCCAGTTCTGGCTTCGGACCGGCTGAAGGAAGAGTTCAAGCTCGACTTCAACAAGACGATTGTGTACGCCAAGGCAATCGGCGGCGTGATCGAGGCTGCTACCTCGAATCCCCTGACGTTGGAGGGCAAACGGCCTACCTTCGTCATCAAGAACGAGACCCAGTGGTGGATCGAGACCAACAACGGTCACGCCATGTCGGAGGTCATCGCCGGTAACGTCGACAAGTCGGCCTACGGCGTGTGTCGCTCGCTGTCGATCTGCAACGGCCACATCCCCGGCCAGGATTCCGACGCCGAGCGCGACTACGACGCGTACATGGACGTGCTCGCTGGCAAGGCCATCGACACCGGGTTCCTGTACGACGCCCTGGAGGCCCCAGCGGACACACCGCTGAGCGAAATCCCTTCCCCGACAGAAGACCCCGAGGGCTTCGAGAAAGGCATCGCACAGCTCCGTGAGGGCCTGAAAATCGCACGCGGTGACGCTGTGTGGCTGGACCTCGACACCATCATCGCCTCGATGCTGGACAAGCGCCGCCCGGTGACGGAGTCCCGACGCAAGTTCCTCAACCAGATCAACGCACACGAGGACTCGTGGATCGCCCCGCACGAATGGGATCGCCTAGCTCTCACCGACGACCTGTTCAAGCTCAAGAAGGGTGACCGGATCGCTCTGGGCTTCGACGGTTCCAAGGCGAACGACCACACAGCTCTGGTGGCGTGCCGGATCGAAGACGGCATGTTGTTCCTGATCAAGCACTGGAACCCCGAGCACCACGGCGGGGAGGTCCCCCGCGATGACGTGGACGCAACGGTGCGCTCGTGTTTCGAGCGGTACGACGTGGTCGCCTTCCGAGCTGACGTGAAGGAGTTCGAGGCGTACGTCGACCAGTGGGGCAAGGACTTCCGAAAGAAGGTCCAGGTCAACGCATCCGCTGGTAGCCCGGTGGCGTTCGACATGCGCGGCCAGCAGAAGAGGTTCGCTCTCGACTGCGAGAGGTTCCTCGACGCGGTACTGGAGCGCGAGGTCTACCACGACGGAAATCCGGTTATGCGGCAACACATCCTCAACGCCCGCAGGCATCCGACCAACTACGACGCAATCGCAATTCGCAAGGCCAGCAAGGACTCCAGCAAGAAGATCGACGCTGCGGTCTGCGCGGTCCTGGCGTTCGGCGGCAGACAGGACTTCCTGATGAGTAAGAAGAATCGCTCACGTAGAGCGGCGGTGATCATGTAATGGCAGAAACCGCAGTAGATCCCGAGAAGGAACGGGATGACCTCCTAGACAAGTTCGAGCAGGCTCAGGACGAGCTCAAGGAGTCCAAGTCGTACTACGACGCTGAGGACAGGCCAGAGGCAGTCGGCCTGCCAGTGCCGGCGCGACAGCGCGACCTGCGGTGCCACGTGGGCTATCCGCGTGTGTATGTGGACGCTATCGCGGAACGCCAAGAGGTACAGGGCTTCCGGCTGGCTGGAGCCGAGGACGGCGATGAGGATCTGTGGGACTGGTGGCAGGCGAACAACCTAGACACCGAGTCGATTCTCGGCCACACGGACGCCTGCATCTACGGGCGGTCGTACGTCACGATCTCGATGCCAGACCCGAAGGTTGACCTGGACGTGGACCCCGAGGTCCCGATCATCCGAGTTGAGCCTCCCACGTCGCTGTATGCCTCCATCGACCCGCGTACCCGCAAGGTGCAGAAGGCTATCCGAGCTGTCTACGACGAAGATGGCAACGACGTTATCGCGGCCACGCTCTACCTGCCTGACCGCACGATGCTGTGGGTCAAGGAAGAGGGCGAGTGGGCTGCGCCGACCACGGTCAACCACGGCCTAGAGCTGGTCCCGGTGGTGCCGATCCCCAACCGTACGCGGCTGTCAGACCTGTACGGCACGTCGGAGATCACCCCCGAGCTCCGGTCGATGACCGACACGGCTGCCCAGATCCTCCAGAACATGCGGGCCACCGCCAACACGATGGCAATCCCGCAACGGCTGCTGTTCGGCGTGAAGCCGGAGGAGTTGGGTATCGACCCTGACACCGGCCAACGGTTGTTCGACGCATACATCGCGAACATCATCGCGTTCGAGGATCACGAGGCCAAGGCGCAGCAGTTCTCGGCTGCCGAGCTGAGGAACTTCACCGAGGCCCTGGAAGAGGTCGCCAAGCAGGTCGCCAGCTACACGGGGCTCCCTCCCCAGTACCTTTCGTCCCAGTCCGACAATCCGGCCTCTGCTGAGGCAATCAGGGCGTCGGAATCGCGTCTGGTGACCAAGGTCGAGCGGAAGAACAAGATCTTCGGCGGGGCCTGGGAAGAGGTCATGCGGATCGCCTACAAGATGGCGAAGGGCGGTGAGATCCCTCCGGACTACTACCGGATGGAGACCGTCTGGCGTGACCCGTCGACTCCGACGTACGCAGCCAAGGCCGATGCAGCCAGCAAGCTGTACGCCAACGGTGCAGGTGTCATCCCCCGAGAGCAGGCTCGCATCGACATGGGCTACACCATCGCCGAACGCGAGAAGATGCGCGAATGGGATGAAGAGGAGCAGGCGATGGGCCTGGGCCTCGTTGGCTCGATGTACGGAGAAACGCCGGCCTCTAACTCCCCAGCTCAGACATCAGATTCTCCAGCCCCCGACACATCGGGAGGCAGTAGCGAGTGACCCCAGACGAGTACGCCGCTACGGCGGCGATGATCACGTCGCGGGTCGCCCGGAAGATCCACCAGTTCGCGCTCCTCTTCGCACCGACAGAGATGAGCTGGGCTGAGTGGATTCGCATGTTGCAGTTCGTCTACCCCGAGATCGAAGCGGGCAGGTCAGACATCGCCAAGGCGGCAAGGATGTTCTACGACTCGCAGAGATCGGAGCACCACCCCACGCTCCCCCGGCATGACCGGCCAACCGAGGAATATCGGTTCGAGTGGTTCGTGCAGAACATGGAGCCAGCGCGAAAGCAGATGTCCCAGATGGACTCTCGCGAGAACGCTGTCGCCAACATGGTTCTGCGGGCTGTACGGGAAGTTGAGAACGCGGGCAGACGACAGATCATCCACGCAGTACAGACTGACCCAGAGCCCCAGGTTGTGAAGGGCTGGGCCAGGGTGGCGACCGGGCGCGAAACATGCGCCTGGTGCCTCATGCTCGTGTCGAGAGGGCCGGTCTACGAATCCGCAAGGACATCCGGCCTGGAGCTCGATGACGAGACTGCCGTGGACTTGTACAGGGCTGGAATGGATGTCACCGAGTACATGAATCAGTGGCACACCGGCTGTGACTGCAAAGTGGTTCCGGTCTTCGACCTTCAGAACTGGCCTGGCAAAGAGGCGGCAGACGCCGCGCTCAAGCTCTGGATAGAGGCCGGTAAAGAGGCCGACGAGTGGATCGAATCCGGTAAGGCTCGCACGAACAACGTGAACCGAGAAACCATCAACGCACTTCGCCGTCGCCTAGCGCGGGGCGAGGTCAACACGTCCCAATTCGCTGCTTTCGCAGCGTAACTCACTGTTCAACAGCCCCCAGGTGGGGCTTGTCAACCATGCCCAGGAGGCAAAATGTCTGACACCCCTTCGACTGAAACCCCCGCTGCTGCACCGGCTGCCGAGACCAAGACGGACGAGGTCAAGACGTTCAGCGCGGAGTACGTGAAGGACCTGCGCGAAGAGGCCGCACGGTACCGGACCGAGAAGAAGGATGCTGTCGAAGCAGCGAAGACCGAGACGCGAGCCGAAGTCGTCGCAGAGTACGAACCCCAGATCGCTGATCGTGACACGAAGATCGCTGATCTGGAGAAGACCGTGGCCGACCAGGCTGCCGAGCTCCTGAAGCTCCGAGCCGTTGTGGACGCGAAGGTTCCGGTCGAGGACGTGTTCACGGTCGCAGAACTCGTGCATGGCACAGACCAGGAGTCGATCTCCGAGTCCGTCAAGCGAGTCATGTCGATCTACGGCAAGAAGCAGACCCCCGACGTACCGACTGACCCCAGCCAGGGTTCGGGCGGTGCTACCCCGCTCAACGGCGATCCCATCGCCAACCTGCTCAAGCGTGCCGTAGGCGCGAAATAACCGAAATCCCAAGAGAGGAAATGTAAATGGCTACTCCTGATCTGGTCGCGACGACCGAAGATTTCAAGGCGTTCCTGACTCCTGAGCAGTCGAAGGACTACTTCGCGAAGGCCGAGAAGACCTCGATTGTCCAGAAGCTCGCCACGAAGATCCCGATGGGTCCGACTGGCATCACCATCCCGTACTGGAACGGCGCAGTGACCGCCGAGTGGGTCGGTGAAGGCGAAATGAAGCCCCTGACCAAGGGTTCGTTCGCGAAGAAGGACCTGACCCCGGTCAAGATCGCGGTCATCTTCGCAGAGAGCGCTGAGGTCGTGCGTCTCAACCCGCTTCAGTACCTGGAGACGATGAAGACCAAGATCGCGGAAGCGTTCGCCCTGAAGTTCGACGCGGCTGCCATCCACGGCATCGACAAGCCGACCGCGTTCAAGGGCTACCTGACCGAGACCTCGCAGTCTGTCTCGCTGAACCCGAGCGCGTACGACGCTGTCGGTGTCACCGGCCTGGCGACTCTGGTCGACGGCGGCAAGAAGTGGACCGGCACTCTGCTGGACGATGTTGCCGAGCCGATCCTCAACGGCGCGAAGGACCTCAACGGTCGCCCGCTGTTCGTGGAGTCCCTGTACGACAACGTCGTGAACCCGATCCGCGAGGGTCGCATTCTGGGCCGGCCTACCTACATCAACGACCACGTCGTGAGCGCAGGTGCTCCCGGCTCCCGAGTCGTCGGCGTCATGGGCGACTTCAGCCAGGTCGTGTGGGGTCAGATCGGCGGCATCAGCGTCGACGTTTCGCAGGAGACGGTGCTGAACTTCGGCACTCCCGAAGCGCCCAACTTCATCTCCCTGTGGCAGCACAACATGCTCGCTGTCCGGATCGAGGCCGAGTACGCCTTCATGGTCAACGACAAGGACGCCTTCGTGAAGATCACGGACGCTCCGGCTGAGGAAGAGGACTAAGCCCCTCTTGACAACGGACGGGACGGAGGGGGCCTTCGGGCCTCCTCTGCCCTGACGAGAGGAGAAACATGGCGCAAGCCACCGCGACTGACGTGACGGTGTTCTGGGCGCGTACGCCTACGACCGAAGAGGTCGCGCTGATCGACCGGCGACTGGAACAGGCTGAGCGGCTCCTCAAGAAGTCGATCCCCGATCTGGACGACCGCTGCGCTGCTGACCCCATCTTCAAGGCCGACGTGATCGACATCGAGGCCGAGGCCGTGCTGAGGCTCGTCCGGAACCACGAGGGGTACATCTCCGAGACGGACGGCAACTACACGTACATGCTCCAGGCTCAGGACCCGAACCGGAAGCTGGAGATCCTCCCCGAAGAGTGGGAGCTGTTGGGCATCAAGCGGACTCGCATGGCGATCCTCGTTCCGGATGTGGTGATGCCGTCGTGACGCTCTATCCGAAGCCAGAGGAAGTCAACTCCACGGGGTGCGATCACTGGGCAGATCCTCCGGTGGTCAAGTGCATCCACGACTGGCGAATTGTTTGGGGCAACATGCCCCGCACGATCACCGGGGAGTTCAAGCGATGAGCCTCCTGGATCAGGGCACAGACGACGTGATCGTCTACCCGGAAGAAGTTGTCATCGACAAGGACGGGAACACCCGCACGCGACCCTCGAAGGTCGGAGTGCCGGCCAGGGCTCGAATCCAAGTTCTGGGGCAGTCTGGGACCTCTTCTCGACGCCAGGAGCAGGACAACGAAGGGTTCGAGACGGAGAAGGTCTACACCATCCGGTTCGACCGCGAATCCGACCGCCGTCTTGGTCGCTTGGGCGCTCAGTCGACCGTCGAATGGGATGGCCGCATCTGGGCTCTGTTCGGCGACGAGAACGTCTACAACAGCTCCCCGAGGACCGCTCATCGGACCTACACCATCAAGAGGTTCTGATGACGATCCGGCTACGCCGACCGGCGTACGTCAACGGCGCGGCTGTCCGACACGTGAAGACTCAGCGTGGTCTCGACGCGAAGATGAACGAGATCTTCGTCAGAGCTGAGGCCAACCTCGAACGGGCACGAGCCTCCACGCCGCACGAGAAGATCTCAGGCCCCGAACACGTCACGAAGATCTACAAGGGCAAGGCCCCTGGCAAGTACGGCCAGCACGACCGGATCGTCGGTATGTCTGGCACGAACCCGTGGGCAATCGAGTTCGGCCACGGCCCATCTGGCTTCTTCTCACCTGGCCGCTACGGCAAGGTCACGAAGGCCCCGCACGGCCTCTACATCCTGACCCGCGCATCGTTCAGGCCCAGCACAAACGTCACTCCCGCAAGTGGAAGGAGGGTAGGTAAGCGCTAGTGCCCAAACTGCCTCGCGCACAGACGATTCTGCTGCCCATCCTTCGAGCAGCTCACCCCGATGTCACGTTCACCACGTGGGGCGAAGACATCGACTATCGCAAGTTCCCGACCGTCAACCTGCGACGTATCGACGGTTACCGAAATCCCACTGCCCCAGAGCTTCACGGCCTTCCGATCATCGAAATGACGGCGTACGGCGACGAGGGGCTGCCTGAAACAGAGGAGCTTTATGAGGACTGCCTAGAGACGCTCTACCGAGCGCACAAGCGTCAAACACAAACTCCCGCAGGCTATATCAGCTCATTCAGAGAAACGATGGGCGCAACACAGTTCAGCTCTCCGTTCCAGGACTCCTGGCGCATCCAAGGGCTGTTCGTCGTAGGCGTCCGTCCTCCTAGAAAGTAAACGGAAGGATTCACATGGCACAGAACGACGCTGCTGTTCTTACCGCCGCCGTCGGTTACGGTTTCATCGCCAATCCCGGCACCCCCGCTCCGTCTCCCTCTGAGCTTGCAGCTCTCGATCCGGAGACCTTCGGTTCCAAGGTCGTGACCATCAGCGGCTCTCCGACCGACCCGTTCGACCTGGAAATCGCAGGAGAGCTGGTCGAAGAGGTTGCGGCTTCTGTTAACGCCGCTGCGCTCCAGGTCGCCATCGAGGAGGTTCTCGGTGAGGGCGCGGTGCTGGTGTCCGGTACGTCGCTGGCAGCCGGCCTGGACGTGACGTTCATCGGCCCGTACCAGGGTCTCGATGTGGAAGTTGATGCGGATGGCGATGTCACCGTGACGACCAAGACCAACATCAACGGCTGGACGCCGGTCGGTCACACGTCGGAGAACGACATGCCCGAGTTCGGCTACGAAGGTGGCGACACCGAAGTCCGGAACACCTGGCAGAAGAAGAAGCTCCGCGAGGTCCAGACTGATGAGCCCGTCGACTACCTGACGATGTTCCTGCACCAGTTCGATACTCAGTCGTTCGAGCTGTACTACGGCAAGAACGCAGCCGACACCCCCGGTGTGTTCGGCGTCGAGGGCAACGCTCGCCCGGTCGAGAAGGCCCTGCTGGTCATCATCGTGGACGGTGACGAGAAGGTCGGCTTCTACGCGGCCAAGGCGTCGATCAAGCGCGACGACGCGATTCAGCTCCCGAACGACGACTTCGCGGCTCTGCCGATCCGTGCGACGTTCCTGAAGATGGCCGGTCGTCGGCTCTTCGACTGGATCAACGAGAAGCTGTTCCGATAACCACAACTTGACATCGTACAGATGTCTGCGGGGGGAGGGGTTCCTGTGGCGGGCCTTCCCCTCCCCCACCCAATCTCTTTGCCCGCCAACCAAACAACGAAAGGTCTGCCATGTCAAACTTCACCCTCGACAACTTCCGCAACGCCGCCAAGCGCAAGTACGCCCCGGTGACCGTTGGTCTCAGCGATGGGACCGAGGTCGAACTGCGCGGACTGATTCGCTTGAGCGAGAAGGATCGCGAGAAGGTGATCGACAACTTCACTCTGATGGGCGAGATGAAGTCCACGGACGGCATTGATGACATGTCCGATTCCGACAAGCAGTTGCTCGCTGATGCGATGAACGAGATCCTGCTGGTCTTGGCCCCTGGCTTGGATGGTCGACGGCTGGTCTCCGAGATCGGTGACGACGTGCTGGTTCTGGGCGAAGTCATCGACACGTGGATGACGGAGTCGCGTCTGGGGGAAGCCGTGTCCTCGCCGAACTCCTAGACAAGTACGGCGAGGCTCTCGTAGCGGACTTCCTACGTGAGTACAACGTAGATCTCCGTGACCTCTTTGACGACGAGAACCCGCTGGACCCGCAATACGTTCTGTGGCTAGTCCTCGGTCTCTCAGTGGATTCCGCGTACTCCGCCGAGCGCCGAGGCGGTCCGCAGTTCCGAGGATGGACCCCGAGCACGTACGCACAAGTAGCGACTGCCAACGGAATCCGAGGGCTTCAGTATTCGTACATCCTGACCCACATCGACAAGAAGGCCAAGAGGCCGAATCCTCCTGAGCCGTATCCGATCCCGACTCGGGAAACCGATAGAAGCAAGCCCGTCACACCGAAGCCCGGTTCGTTCGCTGGAATAGCCGCTTCGATGATGGCGGCTGCCCGACGACAGAAGGCAGGTATGTAGATAGATGGCAAAGGGAAGCGCGGGTGGCAAGGGTGGGACCGAGGTCGGTCGCATCTACATCCGAGTCGTTCCGGACGCTGACGGGTTCCACGCTAATCTCCGTAGGCAGATCGAGGGGTCCGACGACGACCTCGAACTGAAGACTAAGGCCACCGGACTGGACAAGGTCCGGAAGCAAGCCAAGGAAGCCACCAAGGGCATCCAGGCAGAGGTCGACGTAAAGGCCAACACCGCTGCCGCACAGCGGGATCTGGATCTGTTCGCCAAGCGTCAGCTCAAGAACCTGGACAAGTATCTCAAGGACCTCGAAGCCAAGATCCCCCTCACCGCCGAGGGGGAACGGTTCCGGCGTCAGGTCGAGAGAGCGGCCAAGGAACTCCAGGGCGACATCAAGGCAGAGATCCCGGTTGAGGCATCGCTGGCTGCTGATCAGCGTGCCAAGGTGCTGGGCGAAGTCGAGGCGGTCAAGAAGCTCGCTGAGCGCGATGCGATTCAGCTCAAGCTGGACCCACAGTTCGACTACAAGCTGAGGAACCGTCTCGCCAAGTTCCGGCCTGAACCGATCAAAATCGAGCTCGATCCGCAGTTCGATTACAAGCTGCACAAGCGGCTGAGTGAGCTTGCACGGAAGGCAGCCGAGGAAGAGCTCAAGCAGGAGCAGGACTTCAACAAGCGGCTGAAGGCGTACCACGACAAGCTGTACGAGGACCGGCACAAGACTCGTATCACGGACTGGCGCAGGGAACTTCAGCTCATGAAGGAGCGCGAGGCCGAGACCCGCAAGTTCACCGAGAACTTGCGCCGTGAGCTAGAAGAGCAGAAGGCTGCCAGGTTGGCTCCGGACGCGGACTTCCGCAGGACGATGCTCACGGACCTCAAGAAGGCCGCGAAGGATCTTGACGCGATCATCCCGTTCACCGTGGACGGCGAGAAGATCCGCAGGGATCTGAGGGCTGAGGTCGAGGCGATAGAGCGCGAGATCGACGCCGAGGTTCCCGTCGACTTGGAACTCGCTGCTGGACAGCGGGCCAAGATCAAGGCAGCCATCGAAAGCATCCGAGCACGGGTGCCGGTGGAGATCGACCAGAAGGTCACCAAGAAGAACTGGGGACAGTCCCTCATAGACAAGATCCTGCCGTCGTTCGGCTCCGGTATCAACTTCGGTGGGTACGCGGTGATCTTCGCAGGCATCTTGGACTTCCTGGCTCCGCTCGTCGGCCTGATCTCGACAGCGTTCCTGACGCTGCCTGGTCTGATCAGCGGCATTCTCACTCCCATCGGCGCGGTGACGCTGGGGTTCGAAGGCATCGCCAAGGCCGCAGAGCAGCTCCAGCAGCCGTTCCTGGACCTCCAGGCGGTTGTGAGTAACACGTTCGAGAAGCGGTTCACCCCGATCTTCGACCAGTTGAAGCCGCTGTTCGACATGGGCGAGCAGGCGCTCCCCACGGTTGCCAACGGCATCGCGGACGTGGCTCAGGGCCTCACCGACATGCTCACCGAGGGCGGCGGCGCTCAGATCATCGAGAACACGATCCGCAACATCGGCAGCGCGATTACCCAGTCGACTCCCGGTGTAACGGCGTGGACGGGTGCGTTCCTCAAGCTAGCTGAGCAGCTAAGCGAGAAGTTCCCGTCGATTGTCTCGTGGTTCAACGAGGCCGGCCAGAGGTTCCTCAACTGGGTGCAGACGGCGTCTGCTGACGGCACTCTGAGTAGTGCGTTCGACGGACTGGGCCAGTCGTTGAAGCTCATCCTGGACACGGTCACGGAGCTCGGCAAGAAGGGCCTGGACTTCCTCAAGGACCCCGGGAACCTCCAGATGTTCAAGGAGCAGCTGGAAGGCATCGGCAACATCCTGCGCGACATCATGGATTGGTCCGCGAAGATCAACGAGAACTTCCAGAACCTCAAGCAGTTCGCTCGTCCGTTCGCAGCCATCGGGGATGTGCTGACTGGCGATCTCCAGGGCGCGTGGGCGAACACCAGGGACTTCTTCAAGTTCTTCGGCGACGACGCTGAGACACAAGCTCAGGAGGCCGGCACTCGGTCCGGTGTCGCGTTCGCAGACGGCATGAAGCAGGCCATGCAGGCTCCCGGCCAGAACGGTGTGGCGACCAACCTGAACGAGCTTCTGCTAGGCGCTGGCAACGCAGGCACTCCTCCCCAGGCGATGGAAGTCCCACCGCCCAACCTGGAACCCGCGAAGAAGGAAGTCGAGAACTACCAGACGTTCATCGACAGCGTCACTCAGCAGGTCCGTGGAGCGCTTTCGCAGGCCACGTCAGGTGATACCCTTCCAGCCCCGAATTTCGAGGCGTTCAAGGCAGCCTGGACCGATCTGAGCACGTTCATCTCTGAGCAGGTGGCGTCGTTCAAGACGCAGGGCCAGCTCGTGGGAGACGCTCTCGGGTCTGGCATGTCGGGCTTCGTGGACAAGGCCAAGGCCGCGCTGGCTGGTCTCCCCGCTGCGACACAGCCGCATTTCGATGCGATGAGCCAGCAGGCGATCACCGCGTTCGGTCAGATCGAAACCGCAGCAGGCGAACTCCCCGGCAAGATCGGAGCTCAGCTTGGCGGGCTGGCCGGTATCGGCCATAGCGCCGGCCTCCAGCTCATGTCCGGCCTGACAGCCGGTATGCAGGCTGGTGAGGGTTCGATGCTGGCTTACGTCGACACCATCGCAGGGAAGATCGCCCAGCACAAGGGTCCTCTGCCGTACGACAAGCGAGTCCTGGTGCCCAACGGTGAAGCGCTGATGGAAGGTCTAGGTGTCGGCCTGGCTACCGGGTTCGAGGACGTGCTTGCGCGTGCGAAGACGATGGCCGAGGAGATCCACGACGCGGTCGAAGAGGGTTTGAGTGTCGAGTCGCTCCTGGGCGGCAAGAAGCTCCCTGAGCTCCAGAAGATGCTGGACACCCTCGAAGAGCAGCGCAAGGTGCTGAAGGTTCAGAAGAACAACACGTCCGACAAGGAAGAGAAGAAGGTCCTCCAGGGCAAGATGGACCAGCTTCAGGCCATGAAGGACGAGCTGGGTCTGATCAAGGACCAGTACAAGAACACCGACAAGTACGGCGGCGAGGTCGAATCCGTCGTCGAGATGTGGGACCAGATGTTCCAGAAGGTGTTCGATATGCCGTTCAGCTTCGCGAAAACCACTGGCTCGCAGATTCTCTCGGATCTTGGCATGGGTGGTGGCGGTGCTCTGACGACCCTCGCGGAGGGCCTGATCGACTGGGGCATCAACGCGGGCAAGAAGTTCATCTTCAACGTGAACAGCGTTGACGAAGCTCTGTCTGCCCAGCGCAACTTGGTCAACCGAGAAGCGCTCCAGTTCACGCGATAACCACAAACAGACGCGACGAGGCCCCGGCTACATGCCGGGGCTTTTGTCGTTAGGAGGTAAGACAATTGAACACCCTCGTTGAACTCGAAGGAGTTAACGGCGAGCGGTTCATCCTGGCTGGGCCTGGCGAAGGAGACCAGGGCATCTATCTCAGCACAGACGTGAAGGGGTGCTTCTACGACCCGCCCGTCAAGGTGGTGAGCGAAGAGCCTGGAAACTTCCCTGGCGCACGGTATCTGAACCACAGAATCCTACGACGCGACATCACGTTCGCAGTCGACATCCTCAACGACAGCGGCTCCGGATCGTGGATCTCCCGCGACTCGCTCTGGCGAAAGGCGTGGGCGTTCGACCGGGACTGCAAGCTGATCGTGACCACGAAGCACTCGGGGACGAGATGGCTGTACCTCCGTCTCCTGGAGTCGCCCGACGTGGATATGAAGTACGACCCAGACTTGAACTCCGTCAACCGCACGATCATGACCTGCGTTGCGTACGACCCGTTCTGGCACCAGGAGGACGTGGTCTATTCGACGGAGACGAAGACCGACACCCGGTTTGATCCGAACTGGTGGACGCCGCCGTGGCCGTGGGAGGAGCTCCCGAAGGAGAAGCTGACCATCGCGGTCGACCCGTCTGACGGCAAGGGCGGGCTCAACCCGACCGACCAGGAGGTTTGGGTCAAGTGGGGTGTTCCTGGCTCGACCGAAGAGGTTCCGGAGTTCCCGTGGCCGTTCCCGCCCGGTATCGACATCCCTTGGGAGCGAGCGCCGTTCACTCAGTTCACCATCCCCGATCCGTCGTTCGAGAACCCGGCGCTGGCTTCCCGACGTGTGAAGACGCCTGGCCTGATCTACGGAGAGAACTGCATCATCGACAGCGATCCTCGCGTCGAGCAGATCAGCTCTGAGATCGACACCCCGGTCTGGGAGCGGATGAACGGTGTCCGGTGGATTCACCACGTGCCGCCGTACACGAAGTCACACACGTACGAGATCGCGGCCAGCGGTTGCCGTCCTGGGCAGTTGATCACCCTGCGGATTCCGAGGGCGTGGTCGCGCCCGTGGGGGCTGGAATGACGGCGATAGCAGCGGTCTTCGCCGCACTGTTGATCGTCGTCCTGGGGGGTCTCGTCCACGATCTTTGGACGAACCCATGAGCGGCCTGGTAACGCTGGAGGACCACGAGGCTCTCTGGCAGAAGATCCAGGCGCGGCGGTGCGAGCGCGAGCGTGAGCGGCTGGCTCCGGTCCTGACCCGGTTGTGGGACGGCGATTACCGTCTCCGTGGACAGGTGGCCGGTGAGCGGGCCGGCTCGTTCGAGTTCATCGAAAACGATGTCGGCACAGCTTATCTGGAGCTGTCCCTCGACCACTACCTGACCAAGTGGATCTTGGATCACCGAGGTCGGGCCAAGAGGAACGTCCACGTCACGTTCGACAAGCAGGGAGCCCGGTGGGCTGGCCGGATGTCGAGCTACCGCGTGGTCCGTAAAGAAGGTGGCGACGCTTTCCTGGAAGTGAACTTCGTTCACGACTACGAGCAGGCGAAGCACATCCTCTGCTGGAGCAACCCGTTCCTGCGGCCAGAGTTGCAGTTCCCAAAGATGTGGATCATCTTCGGCCCTGCCAAGTGGTGCCTGCTGATGACCCTCTTCGTCAACATCCTTCGGCTGGAAACGTCGCTGTGGACACTGCCCGACAATCCGCTTGACCCGTCCGAGTGGTTCCCGCTGTCGATCAACATCTCGAACTGGAGGAACATCGTCAAGCCGTTCCCGTTCCTCGGGGACAACAGCAACCTGACGATCATCTTCTCCCGGTTCAAGCCGTTCTTCGACGTGGCGAAGGACATCCTCGCGGACGCTCAGTTGACGATGACCTGCCGTCGCTACCTGCACGGCGAAGACCCGCATCCGTTCGAGGATCTGCGTGGAGAGCTCGGCATCGGTCCTATCGAGGATCTGCTGAAGCTCATTCCGATCCGGCACGGCTGCCTGGTCTGGGACATCGTGGACAACTCAGGCTGGGGCACCGAGACCGCGTTCGGCGGGTCTCTGCTGACAGGTTTGGTGCGAGCGGTGGTCAGCATCGCAGCGGACGGTACGACCGAGTACGTCGATGTGTTCCACCAGGACCCGGTGTTCCCGAACCAGTATTACCGGCCTGGCTGGAAAGGGACGCTGCCTAGCGCTCCGCACGTGGTGTTCTTCGACGGGAAGTACAGCGGCATAAAGGAATCCGAGTACGAGTACATCGAGGCGACCAGCACGTCGTTCGTCGGCGGCGGTCACAGTATGCCCGGTGTGAACGAAGCGATTTCGTCTGCGGTGAACATCGGCGGCGACTTCCTGACCTCGTTCATCAACTCGTGCATCGCGGCGATCCCAGCGGTCGCAGCTATCGGTGGTGCCATCGACATCCCGCCTCTGGGCGGCATGATCGACTCTGTCGCGAAGATCTTCTACGAGGACGTGTTCCTGGCATTCCAGGAGGTCCCGACGCTCCGTGCGGCTGGCCTGAGCCTGCCTATCGCGGGCCTGGAAGACATCATCACAGGGCTGGGCGACTTCCACCTGTACGAGGAGTGGGTCGACTTCGACCGAGCGTTCACCCTGTCTGCGGCAGCAGCCACCAGGGCAGCGATCTTCAAGACGCGAGCTCGAATCAACCACAAGATCAAGGTGTCTGACGCTGCGCCGTACTACATCGGCGAGCGGGGGTATGGGCACTTCTGGCTGGGCGACCGTGTCGGTCGGACGATCCAGGACCACCCTGATCCACACATGATCTTCGTGGAGCGTGTCCACCGCATCAAATACGAATGGGACAAGGACGGCCCGAAGGGCTGGGACATCTCCATCGGCCACCGTGAGCCGCGAGATCCGCTGCTGAATCTGTACGAGAAGGTGCGTGACCTCGGCAGCAGCGTGAGCCAGTTGGGGGTCATCTAGAGAAAGGCATCGCGTGGGAATCGCTACGCAGGAGACGACGAACTGGAAGGACCCAGAGGAGCATTTCCTCTGGGCTCTCCAGAACCTACCGACCATCGCAGGGTTCGGTGCCATCACCAACCCGCTCTTTCTTAAGGCATGGTCAAAGCACCTGTGGGAGTGCGGGTTTGCCCACAGGGATTACCTGGTATCGCTGGCAGACGAGAACGGGAACATCAACATCAGCCAACTGCCGGAACAGATCAAGAAGTTCCAACTCCCGTTCCGTGGAGAACGACACGCTTACAACAACGCCTCCAGGTGGGTCACTCCCGATACTCCGGAGCCGACGAAGCCGGTGATCCAGGACGTGAGGAAGCTGGCGCTCAACGAGCAGGAAGCTGTCAAGCAGATGCTCATCGAGACCGGCGTCGTGAAGGAAGAGAAGCCGCAACCGCCTCTGGCGCAAGTGATTATCGAGGAGCGCTCGCATGAGTGATACAGACGCACCTACCGTCCCCCTGGACGCGGAGGAGATCAAGCAGGCCGTCGCCCCGTGGACCCGCCACCTCGGCTGGGATGCTAACGGGGACGGAGAGATAGACGAGATCGAGGAGATGGTGCCAGAGCCTCTGGTGCTCCGGTCTCTGATCGTCGCCGTCGTAGGCCTTGCCGGGGCCGTGCTGGGCAAGGAACTCGATGTGTCGTGGATCGACCAGGCCATCGCAGCGTACGCAGTCGGCGCACCGATGGTGCTCGCGTTCTGGGCACGTCGGCACGTGTCCCCGGTGAAGAAGTGACGCCGCCGTTTAATCCGGACTCGTGGATGGATGTGTTCCTACTGCTGGGCCTGGGCGTCCTGGGCCTGGCGGGAACCGTCCTCCCGATTGTCCTGGGCAAGCACGGCAAGAAGATCGACCGCATCGAAGAGCAGGTATGCAACACGCACGACACCAACATGCGTGACGACCTGGACGAGCTGAGGGAGTTGGTGATCGAAGGGTTCGCCGACATGCGGCGTGAGTTCCTCGCTGTCCGTAACGAACTGAACACAGAACGAATCGAACGTATCGAAGGTGACAAGCTGCGGCTGGTAGCGGAGGGAGGTATGCAGTGACGACACCGAATCAGCCAGCACCGGATGACGCGTTCGTCATCGGGGACGACTGGGGGCAGAACTTCACGGAGGAGATCATCCGTGGGCAGTTCCAGATCCCCGAGATCAACTTGGGCAACGCGCTTCTCGTGATGCGCGACCAGCTTCTCAAGCTCCCGCTCGAAGCCCTGGAGGTCTTCAAGCCGATCATCCCCGACTGGATTGAAGACGACTTCGCCAACGTTGCGAACGCGGTCTCGAAGATCATGTCGATTCTCACCGAGCCGATCAGGTTCCTGCTCGAAGCCGACTGGCAAGAGTGGCTTACGAACACCTGGAACGGTTTTCAGACGGTCGTCAACCAGATTATCGACATCCTTCGCGGGCTGGCGGTCACACCGATCAACCAGGCGATCCAGGACATCAAGGACTGGTGGAACCGGATCACCGGCAAGACGCAGCACCTGACCGAAGACGGGAAGCTGGCTGCTGGCAACCTCATCGGCCAGATCGCCAAGGGCGCGGTCGAGGGCTTGCAGGACCTTGCGACGGAGGTCTCGGACGGCTTCAAAGGCATCTGGAACGGCTGGTGGGGAAACAACGGCGGTACCGGCTCCGCTGCTGAGGTCAAGCAAACTATCGAGGCGATCAAGAACGCGGTGGCCGGCGGATACACGATCTATACGTTCACCACGTCAGATCCGGCCTGGGTGCTCCCCCACGATGCTTCGTTCGGCACCGGCATAGTTATCGGTGGTGGAGGTAGAGGCGAGACTGGTGGATCGGGTTCTGGAGCCCGACAGGGCGGTCGCGGAGGCAGTAGCGGTGGGTACATCGCACAGGACCTCGACTTCACCGGCCTGACACCTGGTGAATCGACCTTGGCTATCACCGTGGGCGCTGGCGCTACGACCGCTGGAGCAGATGGTCAGCGGAGCTCTATCGTCGCGTCGACCGGGGTGCTGCTTGAGTCCATCCCGAACGTCAACGGCATCTCGGACCTTCGCGGGTACATCGGTACGACCTCGGCTCCTGGCCGTGGCGGCAAGGGAGGTAACGCAGACCACGAAGCAGGCACGGTCACCCAAGGTGAGGACGGCGAGAGCACGAACGCGGTAGGTGGCACGGGCGGCGTTTCTACCGCTTCCCCTGGCACTGGTGGTCGCGGAGGCGACGGTGGCAACGGCGACGTTGCATCCCCGGTCAAGTTCGGTGGGGCTGGTGGCGGTGGTGGAGGTTCTCGACTGAACCCCTCTGGTCTACAGAGCTCTACAGGTGGACGTGGCGGCGACGGAGGATACCCGGGTGGCGGCTCTGGTGGCGGCGGCGCGTGCTCCGGTGGCCCGACGAGCTCAACTACACCGGGCGCTAGCGGTGCAGCCCCTCCCGGTCTCGTCGTCATCTTGATCAAGTAAGGAGTACACATGCCCACAGCGAAGCGCGTGGATCTGGGAGGCGTCTGGCCTCCTGGTACGCAGCACTACGAGATCAGCGATGGCCGGTACTTCGCCGTAATCGTTGACGACACAGCGGATCTGATCAACAGGTTCGTCAACCCGGTCGGTCAACACGCGGTGGTTGTTTCGCCTACCGTCGTCGTGGAGTGCGACGAGAACGGCGTTGCGACGAGCATGGACCGGCTCTATACGCTGCTGTCCGGCACGCCTCACGATGAAGCTCTGAGGCAGGTCGGATATGACGTGATCTAAGAAGAAACCCCCTCTCAGGACGAAATGTCTTGGGAGGGGGCTTTTTTGCGTTTAAGCGGAGAGGCGTTCTCTCACGTCCTCGGGGACCTTCAGGTGAAACTCCAGCACACCCCTGACTCCTCGGTCACCGCCAGTCACCTTGACCTCAGCGGTGATTCCGGATCTGATGAGGAGCTGCCGTCTGCCTTCGGTGTCGGCTTCCTCCCACGCTTCGGCGTACGTCTGGTCGGTTGCACGGTAGTCCCATCGGGCTTCCTCACTCGGGAGGTTCTCCAGTCTCGCGATGCGCTCGTCTAGCGCCGTGAGTTGGCCCATTAGGCGAGATTTCATCGTGGCCGATGTCATCGTCCCGAGAAGCTGCGTCAGTTCCTCTACGGCCCGTACAGCCTCGTCCAGCTCTGCCCGGTGATCGGACGCTGGGACGTACACCTTCTCCTGCACGTTGAACCTGCCGACTTCGTCTAGGAAGTGTTCCTCGACCAGGGCCTCCAGGTCGTCGGCCTTGATGATGTTCGACGGGTGTTCAGGGGCGGCACCGCCGCCTCCGGAGTGGCTGCCGCTATCGCAGCGGTAGTACCGATAGAGGTTGCCGTTGCGACGATGCTGACGTATGTGCATCGGACGACCGCACAGGCCACAGATCGCCACCCCGAGCAGAGGGGACGCCTTGGCTGATCGGTTGGTGACCTTGAACGACCGCGCATCGAGCGCGGCCTGGAGCTGATCGAACTTCTCCTCTGAGATGAGCGCAGGACCCTTCCGGATCGGTATGCCGTCGTCGTCCCGCACGGTGGCCCCGTTGTGGGTGACGTGCCCGAGCAGAGTCTTCGACTTGAGGAGCTGCCGGATCTGAGCGTTGCTCCACTTCGTGCCCCTGGTCTTGCGACCGGCCCTGGCCCTGATGTAGTCGGACGGTGCCAGCTCCCCTGCCTCGTTGAGCTCCCTGGCGACAGACTCCGTCGACTGACCGGCCAGCACCTTCTCGATGACACCGAGCATCACGTTGGCCGCGTGCTCGTCATGCACCAGCTCGTACCCGGCTGAGTCCTCCCGCTCCTGTGCCTTGAAGCCGTAGGCAGGTTTACCACCGGCCCACCGGCCAAGCTCCCGAAGCTTCCGCTGGGATGACAGAGTCCGCTCCCTGATCGCCTCCAGCTCTCCCTCGGCAACACCTGCGATGACCGACGCCACGAGGCGTCCGACCCACGTCGACAGGTCGATGTTGTCGCTGACGCACACGAGGACCTTTTGCTCGTCCTGGCACATCCCGAACAGTTTGTGCAGCGGTACGGCGCGTCGAGCAAGTCGGTCCAGCTTCCAGGCGCAGAGGATGTCCCACTCCCTGAGCTTCGGCTCCTTGAGCCACGGACCTAGCCCCTGCGTGTCGAACGGATCGACCGAGCCGGACACGTCCAGGTCCTCAGCCCATCCGACGATTTCGTGATCGTTCTGCCGCGCCCACGTCTCGATGAACTCACGTTGGCGTTCCACACTGGTAGACTCCTCCATCATTCTGGAGAGTCGTATTCTCCCAAGAACCCGCATGTCAGAGGAGTGTAGCCGTGAGAACAGCGCTTTCGCAAAGCATGAATATTGAGTTCCCCATCTTTAGACTTTGACAACTGTGGTAGCGTAACCGACCGTCAACAGAAAAAGAGCCCCCTACCTGCGGTAACAGGAAGGGGGCGGTACACCTGAAAGGGCCAGGTGCATGAAGATTCTATCCCCGATTTTTGCAGCAACGGCAGGAACAGTCGCAGTCGGAGGTCTGTCGTTCGCACTCTCATTCACGGCGCTGTCCGACCTCGCAGTCAACAACGGTGTTCCGGCTTGGCAAGCGTGGATGCTGCCTCTCGTCATCGACGGCGGTGTCATCGTCGCTACGGCGGCGACCGTGGCGCTCCGCAGGCACAGTTGGTACGCCTGGACCCTGCTGATCTTCAGCTCCCTCGTGTCGGTTGCTGGCAACGTGGTCCACGCACATCCGCACGGCGCTGTGGCGATGGTGCTGGCGGCTATCCCGCCGCTGTGGCTCCTTGCATCGACCCACTTGACGGTCATGCTCACGCGGCAGACGGATGTTCAGGATTCTGTCGTGTTCAGGAAAGTTGAACATGCTGAAAAACTGAACGCAGCTTGACTGCACCCGACCGGGAACGGTGTATCGACGTATGCGAATACACGCATATGTCAGATACGAAAAAAGACCCCCACCCCCGAAGGGGTGAGGGCCATAGGCTCAACGGATCTGGTTCCGAGTGTCGAACAGGTACGGGCCTGTGATGACCTCACAGGAGATCAGCTCCCCGGTAGGTCGCTCGACTTCGCAGACCTTGCCGCCGTACGTCCACTTCTCGACCTTGTCGATCTCAGGGTAGACAACCCTCTCGATGCCAGTCGCCTGAATGAGCTTCGAGCAGCCCGCACAAGGCTCCCGCGTGATGTAGAGGGTGGCTCCGATGAGATCCTCTCTGTCGCAGTAGAGCAGGGCATTGGCTTCTGCGTGGACAGCAACGCATTTGCCTGGGCCTGCGTCATACCCAGTAACACCAGGAACAACTCCTGCTGCCAGGCGTCGAGGACAGGAGGAGCAACCATCCCGTCCAGTCGGCGCACCGTTGTAGCCCGTCGCACGTACTCGTCTGTCTTTGACGACGACTGCGCCAACCTTGCTCCTTTCGCAGTCAGATCGCTGGGCCGCTGCCGTGGCGATCCCGAGGAAGTATTCGTCCCAACTAGGCCGGCTCATGTGACCCTCTACAGGAAGATCGGAGTGCCGACAGGGTTGCCGGGCATGGGCACGAAGATCACACCTTGCGGACCGTGGTCGGGCGGGATCGCCCCGCTGTCCTCACAGCCTGAGAGTCCGAAGGCGATGGCGGTTGCAGCGACGACCGCTGCGATGAGCTTCTTCACGATGCTCCTTTCGGCTTGCGGAGGCCCATAGCCGTGGACCACTTCCGCTTGGGTTTTGGTGGGGGCTCGTAGATGTAACGCATGTCGAACGAGACGCTGTAACTGACGTCGTCCAGCAGCCTGCCGCTGTGGGAGTACGCTGAGTAGAGGTAGTCGTACTTCACGTCGACACGTGGCGGGCTCGTCAGCACGAACTTGGACCCGTGCATCTCGACGTAGTAGCGCGCGGGTAGCTCTGGATCCTCGTAGACGCGGAGAATCTCGTTCAGAACTCACTCCCATCGCTGTAGGCGTACGAGAGCTCCTCTTCGAGTGAGGAGACCTCGGTGAGGAGGTCGTCGTTCTCAGACTGGAGACGGCTCACTTCTTCCCGCAGGGACTTCTCCGTCATCACCAGGTTGAAGATGTCGTGCTCCTGGTCGTCCACACGCTCGTCCAGCCGCTCGATCTCGTCGGCCTGGTCCTTCAGCGTGCGGATCAGATCAGCGAAACACCCGTGGACAGAAGCGAACCAGTCCGCGTCCTGTTCTGAGTGGAAGTTGGCAACGAGCTGCTTGTCGCCGGTCTCGCTGACCGCAACGACATCCCAGGTCTTCTCGTAGTCGTTGTCGGTGTCGAAGGTGACCTCTTCGACTGTGTAGAAACGATTCTCAGCTCCGGTGGTCTTCGACCACTGCTGATAGATGAAATCAAAGAACTCATCGTTCTCCACCTGCCACCTCCTCTAGTTCTTTCAAGCTCTCTTCGTTTGGTATGACCTGCACAGTCCCCTCGATCAAGACCATGTTGCGCTGCCACAGGCACACGAGATACGGTTCGTCTTCCGTCCCGAAGTTAACCGTCTTGTCGTTGCTGATACTCCACTTAATCGTCTGAGCCACAGGCGTTCCGTGTACTTCAGCAGCAGACAACACCTTCTCCGTTATGAGCTGCTTCATCGGTATTGCGCTATCGAAGAACAGTTCATTCGACACGGCGAACATGACCTTCAGCGGGTACGTCTGAACTACCATCAGTACCCCCGAGGAGGGTCAGCCTCGGCCAAGGCACGGAAGAAGTCCGAGACGTGGTTGAAGTACCGGGAGTCCTCGCCCCACACGATCTCGATCTCAGACCAGGTGCTGGTGACTGTGTATTCCGAATAACCAGACCAGCATTCGTGGACGGTGATGTTCGGGTACCCAGGTCGGTAGCCCCATTCATTCCCATCGAGCAACATCTGAATCGACCGAACCAGAGTCGGATTCGTCTCGGTGTAAGTGACATACCCATGTCGATCCGACCCCGAAGGGGCCGGCGACCCATACCAATCATCGAAGTCTGTGCGTGATTCGTTCCTCATATTCCTCCTTTTGTTCGTTGTCAAGTGCGGGCCATCAAAGCTGCCCGCAGAAGATACGGGTCGGTGATGTTCGGGAGCTCGTCCTCTTTGACGTAGAGCGAGCCCCATGAGCGGCCTCCGACCTCTGGGTCGGTGCCGACGGTGACAGGCCCCATTTCCTCCGTCATGATTCGACCGATCTCGTTCGCCATGTCATCGGCCTGTTCAGCAGGCAGCGATGCTAGAACCTCGTCGTGGATCGGAAGTCGAAGGTACGGAGTGAATCCAGCCTCGTGCAGCCTCACCAGCGCCTTGCCGGTAACGTCTCGGCTCGTGCTCTGGATCAGGTAGTTGAGCGCCGAGTAGGACCGTGAGGGGTCCACCGGCAGCCGACGACCCATCGGCGTCATGATGTATCCCTGGACGCTGGCAGATTGACCGACGCGGTCCGCGAGCTGAGACACCTTGGGGTACGTGGCTGAGAACGCCGCGAGAACCTTCTTCGCCAGCTCAACAGAGATGTTCGCCTGCTCTGCAAGGGCTTTCGGCCCTCCCCCGTAGACCGTGAGGAAGTTCGCCATCTTCCCGACCTTGCGATCCACATCCGCTGCGTCAGCGGTGATCTGGTGCAGATCCTCCCCGTTGGCAAACGCAGCCAACATCTTGGGGTCGCCTGACAGGGCAGCCAAGACACGCAACTCTTGTGTCTGATAGTCCACCGACGCCATCAGGTGCCCCTCGTCCGCGAGGAAGCACCGCCGCACCATCCAATCCCCCGACGGCAAGGTCTGAGCGGGGATACCAGTAATAGACATCCGGGCTGTACGGGCGCGGAGCGGATTTATCGAGGCATGACAACGGTCTGCCCCGTCTCGGCTGTCGAGGAACTTCTGGACCCACGTCTTGCGCCACTTGCCAGCCTTCTTCCCTTCGATGATCGCCTTCGCCAACTGCGTGGCTGGGAGATCGGGGTCTCCCTTGACCAGCTCGTTCAGCAGTACCTTGTCGACCTTGGGCTGGCCGCCCTCGGTGCGGGCCTTGATCTTCACGCCCAGCTCCATCAGAGCTGCGCCCACCTGCTGCGGGGAGTTGATGTTCTCCAGGCCCAACTCCAGGGCCTTCTCCTTCCAGGCGTCCTCCTCACCTACGAGGCGAGCGGAGAGCTGCTGGGAGTAGTCCACGTCCAACAGGAAGCCCGTACGTTCGATGTACGAGCAGATCTCAGCCAGCTTGTGCTCGTACGGAACCAGGGCCTTGGACTGCCCAGGCACCAGCGGTAGAAGCGCCTGTAGCAGCCGTGCAGCCAGGATCGGGTCCATACCGCCGTAGAGGTTGAACCGCTCGTTCCCGATGAGCTCTGGGACCTTCCAGATCTTCGCCTTCGTCGTCTTGTGCTCCTTCGCCAGGTCGGCCATGAGCGTCTTGACGTTGTCGGCTACGTCGCGGTCGATGTATCGCCGCGTGAGGTCTTCCAGCGCTTGCCCAATTCCGCCTTCGTCCTTGCCCCGTGGGTCGACCAGGTGAGCCAGGATCTTCGTGTCGATGACCTTCGGCCACAGCGTGTCCATCGGCAGATCGAGGGTCTTCTCGAACACCTGGAGGTCGAACGACGCGTTGTGCAGAACGAACCTCTCCACCGCGTTGATCGCGATGCGGACATCGTTGGCGAATGCCGGCCCCTTCTCGACCGGCACCACCCATGCTTCGTTCGGGTTGCCGAACTGCACTGTGCGGCAGCGATACCCGTCGAGGTAGATGTCAAGCCCCGTCGTCTCGGAGTCGAGACCCAAGAAGCGGAGGTTGCCTCGGATGAAGTCCCTGAAACCCTCCAGATCCTCCTCGTACTCCACGACGTTGATGACGACTGGTTGACCAGCAACCGCGCTCCGGATCTCTTTCATGCTCCTCCTTGGGCTAGGCCGCTTCCTTCAGACGCTTGGCCGTCGTCTTGAACAGATCGAGCACTTGCTCCGTAGTGGCGTAGGTGTCGTTGAAGCAGTACAAGTCGTCGTAGAACAGATGGCTCCGGAGGGGTGCAGGCGACCCGTACATCTCCTGTAGCGCCGAGTCTGGGAGGTCCTTGACGAGCTCCTTGACCACCGGATGCAACTTGCCGCCGTAGTAGAACTCTTCGTAGAGGGTCTTCTTGAGCTTCTCCTCACCGATACCTGCCACGCCGACAGCGCCGAGCAGGCAGACCTCGCAGGTCTCTGGGTCGATCAGGTTGCCTGTGGTGCGGCCTCGTGCCACCATCTCGTCGTGGGCCTTCTCTACGATCTCTGCGATCTCGTTGCTGTTCACGATCCTCCTTTTGCGTGGTAGATCCCTCGGACGATCCGAGAGACAGTTGCCGGGTTCACGTCGTAGGTGTCGGCAATCGCCTTCTGCGACAACCCAGCTCGATACAGCTCACGGATAGACGACACTTCGCCGGGAGACAGCTTCGGTCGACTAGCCTTGCCCTCAGCCTCCGCTTTCAGCTGAGAGTTCTCTGAAACCAGTTCCCGCACAATGGTGTTCAACCTATTAAGCAGATCTGCCACCTCCCGCACGTCAGCCATACGGCTCCTCGGGGATGTCCTGGTAGGTGTTCGGTGCGATCTTCCGGAGCTCCTGGAGGAGCATCCCGGCCAGTTCCCGAATCTCGGCGTCCGCTGCCTTGTGCCAGCGCTGCTTGATCACGTTGCGCCATGCACGGTGGTTGCCAGTGACGACCATCGGAGAGTTGGTCATGTTCGGGAGAACGGCTCGTGCCGCTTCACGAGCCTGCTTGCGCTCGAACCCGTTGCCGCTCATCAGCTCGTAGAGCTGGTTGTAGACGTTCAGGGACGCCTCGTCGGCCTGGGCCAGGAGGTTGACCGCCTCCAGATACGCCGCGCCCTCCAGCTCCTGCACGGCAGGCGGGGTGTGCCCTCCGAGACCCGTCGGGTCGACGTACCGTTGGGAGACAACCGAGAACGACAGGTGTCGGTGCCGCTCCAGTTCGGTCAGGACCGACCGGCTGGCCTCTATGTAGAACGTGGCGCTAGCGTGCTCCAAGACGCTCTCGTGGCCGACTTCGAGGATGTGTGCCAGGTAGTCCTTGTTCTCCCGTGTGGCGGGGTTTGGGCGGTCAAACGAGCGGTAGCAGTTGCGGCCTGCGAACTCCGCTAGTTCGTCTGCGTCCTCCACCCATTCATCACCCTTGGACTCCATCCAACGAGTCCGGTAGTTCGTCATGTCGAGGATGTCTCCGTCGTTGACGCTGGTGTAGGCGACCAGTGCAGCCTTCATGTGTCTCCTTTCTCGGAGCCCCTCCCCGAAGGGAGGGGTTGTCCGTTGTCAAGTGCTAGTCCGTAGGAAGCCAGACGACGCCCTTGCCGCTGTTCTCCGGCGGGAACCATCCGTGCCAGAACCTGCCGTTCTTGGTACCGGACCTGTACTCGTACGAGCTGTCCGGAGCGGGCGGGGTGCCGGGAGGCGGCTGCTTCGCAGCGGCAGGCCGACCCTTGCGGCCACCGCCGCCACCGTTGCCACCCGAAGACGGAGCACCGCCACGGTAGAACTCAGCGACCTTCTTGGTCTTCGTCATCAGCGCCTGGAGCTCGACATGGTCGTCCAGGATGTCGTTGGCCTCCTGAACCGAGTTGGCGTGGATGACGATCCACGACGCATCGAACCCTGCGGCCTCTTTGAACGTGAGGACGACCTTGCCCTCATCGCTCTTGTTGATCACCTGCACCGGAGGTGCGGCAGGCTTCTGAGCCTCCGGAGGAGTGGTGTCCCACGGCGAGCCCTCCTGCGCCGGAGTAGGAGCAACAGGCTGCTCGGGCTCTGCCGGCCCGGTCGCCCAGGGATCGTTCTGAGGGAGTGTCATGTGTACCTTTCGTTGATGTTGTTGCTACCTAGCGAATCGGGCAAGCGCCCGACGCACATTCCTCATCCACGCCGTCTGCGATGGACTTTGCTGTGGCTGCCTCGTACTCAGCCTTGGTGATCCGTTCGTACGGAGCCTGCTCGAACGACTTCTCGGGGAAGATAGTTGAGCCCTTTATGTGCCCGCTGAACCTCTTGAGCTGGTCCGAAACGTCTTCCGGCGTGTACTCGTCGGGGTCTACGTTTGCGGTGAACGAGACCGCGTTATCGGCCCAGAGCGTCTGGTACATCGCCTGGAACGCCAGCATCTCGTTGAGCGACAGCTCGTCTGCCGACTCGACCACATCCTCAGCGTCACGCCCGTAACGGTCGACAACCTGTTGCACCAGAGTGTCTTTGGTCGGGATCGTGACGACCATCGTGTTGGCTGCGTACTTGTCTTCCTCGACTTCGTAGCCCTGCTGGGCGTACTCGTTACAGGTGTTGAACTGCTGCTCGTCCAGGAGAGAGAACCGGATTCGCCGGTTGAAGTACCGAGCGAAGATCGGATGGATGCCCTCCGACACACCCGGCATCTTGGCGATAGTCCCCGTAGGCGCGACCGTGCGCTTCTTCACCGGCACCGGGATACGCAACTGGTGTGCATAGTCCTCCGCAGCCTCATCGACGGTCTTGGCGAGACCCCGCAGCATGTCCTTGAAGTTCCGGTTCGTCGGAGCCTCCGAGTAGCGCTGGTTGCGGAGTGCCAGGAACGACGCCACGCCCAGGTGGCCGACACCGATACGCCGGTTGCGGTCCAAGACCTCTCGCGACTTCGGATCTGCGACAGGCGAGAACGTCGCCCGCATCAGGAACCTGGTGATCAGCCTGTGCGCCCGCACGAGGTCGATGTAGTCGATCCTGCCGTTGTCCTTGACGAACGCCGCCAGGTTGACGTGACCCAGGTTGCACGGCTCCCACGGTTCGAGCGTGATCTCACCGCAGGGGTTCGTACAGACGACCCTGTTTGGCTCACCGACGTTGGACAACGAGCTGTCCCACATCCCCGGCTCTCCGTTGTGAACTGCTCCTTCGGATAAGGCTTTGAGGACTCGATCCGCGGTGTCGTACTTGGAGAACTCGATGCCTATTGGGCCGTGATGCACGGCCTTCCAGAACTCGTCATCTACCTCGACCGAGATGTTCGTTGTCCAGTGCGAAGCCGAGTCAGCCTTGCAGTTGATGAACTCCGCGATCTGTGGATCAGCCCAGTGCATCATCGACATGCGAGCAGATCGGCGAACACCACCGGCCACCACACACTGCGCGATAGCGTGGTCGATCTCCATCGCGCCGATGCCTGTTAAGCATCCCCGGCTGGGGATGGACCGGAAGTTAGCTCCGGACGGCCCGACCTTGTTACCTGCGTCGTTGAGGATGCGCGACACGTTGATCAGCATCTCTGCCAGCGGCAGCGGCCCCGAAGCCGTGCCTCCGAACGTCTTCAGCTTTGCTCCGGCCTGACGCACCCGGGACACGTCGTACACGCGGTTCTTGTGGTGAACCACCGCCGAGTAGTGGGTGTCGATCAGGTCGACCAGCGCTGCCGCCCAGCCTTCACGGGAATCCTCGATGACGAAGGCCCCAGCCCAATCAGCATCGTACTCGGTCGAGAGCACCCCAGCTGCCTTCATCGCCTCGTAGTCCGGATGCTCCGGATCACAGACGATGTGGACTTCCAGCTCTTGGTAGACCGGAGGGTAGCTGCGCAGGTACTTGTTCGAGTAGTTGGCTCCGACGCCACCGCCCTCCATGAGGCGCATGAACGTGAACTCGAAGTGGTCCGAAGGACGAGCCGTCCACCCGGCTACCCAGCAGTTGAACAAGTGCTGAGCGTTCTTGACTCCGGATGCCCAAAGATGACGGCCACCTGGGAGAATCTTGAACTCCTCCATGAGACGGATGAGTTCGTCTCGTTCCCCTTGCAGGTGGTAGCGGCTATCGACAAGCGCAAGATTTCCGTCCACAACGCGCCGTACTGTTTCCGGCCACGTCTCGCGCGATCCGTCAGGCTTCGTTCGCGAGTACGTGCGGTTGTAGACCAGCTCACCCGTTGGCCCCCAGTTGATTTCGTCTGTCACTCAACCTCTTTCACGTCGATGATCTTCGGGAACTCCGACAGGAACCCGATCCGGTATCCACCGGTCGTGATCTCGTAGGTCTTCCCCGGCTTCAGGCGTCCGTAGACATCCGCAGAGTTGAACCCGGCCAGCAGGTTGTCCTCGACCACGAACACACCGCAGTCGGTGTAGATCCGCATCTCAGACCGGGAGTTGCCGTCGACCACCTTGGTCGTTCGGTCCTTCTCCTCGACCAGACATGTCTTCGTCTGGTGGTTCATGTAGGCACAGGATGAGAGTCCGAAGGACAGCCCGACAGCGGCTACCAGAGCCGCGAGCCGCTTCACGCTGCCGCCTTCGCGTACTCGCCGCCGACGTACATCACCAGATCTTCCTCCGACCAGTTCTCGAACCTCATCGGCTTCTGCTTCGGAAACGCTTCCGGCACAAGCTGACTCCGGTACATCTCGGAGCCGCCCATGCCGTTGAACGTGGAGTCGAGAATGCTCAGCATCAGTCCTCCGGCTTGAGTCGAGGGTCCGTAGCCGCAGCGGCCCAGTAGTAGACCTCTTCCAGCTTGGTCAGAGCCAGAGACTTCTCCCGACTCTCAGGCAGTGCGCCGTTCAGCTTCAGCGCGAGCTGAAGGACCTCGTTGTCTACGGACTCCGTGAGTCCCTCTGTGCCAGCGTCGATCTCGTCGTCCTCACTCCACGAAGTGAACCGTCGGATGATCTCGTTAAAGCTCGCCATCGTTTCTCCCTTCCAGGCCCCACTGGGCCATTTCCTCGAACATGTCCATGCCGTCGTAGTAGTCGGCGTCGTTGTACAGCTGGTCCACTAGCCCCAGCCGATCCCCTGGTGATTGGCGAACGAATCGAAGTCGAAATCGTTGCCTTCGTAGTGGTCTTCGGTGCTCACCTGGCCCCGAGTCCCCGGTCCGTCATCGCGGGTTGCGAACTGGACCCTTGCGCTCTGGTTCATCGCCTTCGTGAGCGCTTCTGTCGCGTGCCGCAGCCTCAGCTCATCCGCGTTCGACTTGGGAACTACCTCGTCCGCGTACCTGCTGACGATGGCCTCGACGTACTGCGGGGTCTTGACGACGAGCTTCTCCAGGCCCTCCATCAGGTCAACCACAGCCGCGTCGAATCCATCGACACTCGTGGTGAGAACTCCCCGCTTCAGCAGGCTCTTAACGTCAGCGACGGAATATGTATACGAGCCTTTGTAGTGGTCGTAGTCCGTCCGCTCCTGACTGGCGATCTGGTGGCCGATCCCGACGATGGCGCGGTACTGTGCCCGACTTTCCATCTCGGAGACCTTCTCCAGGGTGCTCTCGCGAGCCAGAAGGTGTGCCCAGATCTCCTGCTCCACGTCCTCCTGCTCAACGATCCCCGGCCACTGGAAGGCGACGGCTTTCGCCGCCCTCCGAATGACCGGGCCGAGCTCTTCTTTGTCCGTTGTCAAGTAACCTCCCAAGTGAAACCGTCGACCGAGAACTTGCCTCGGACGATCTGAATAGGCTTGGCTTGGACGTGCTGACCTTCGACTGTCAGCAATCCGAATCCCTGCTGCCAGTTGGCAGTTCCGCCCTTGAGGTAGGTGGCCTGCCGCATGTCCATCAGGTTGCCGACTTCCAGCCCTGTGACGATCTTCGAGTTCTTGCCCCGAGCACCGTAGGTGTAGCTCCCCAGCCCAAGCCGATGGGTGTGACCCATGACGATGGAGTAGAGCGTCTTCTTCGCCGCGTTGAGCGCGGTGTTGCCTGCGATGGGAGACAGTCGGATACCGCCACGGTGCCCGTGCGTGGACAACCAACCCGGTGCGATGTCGTAAAACTCCGGCAGGAGCTCGACACCGAACCCGTCGAAGTCCAGGAGCTTCTCGAAGTTGAACACGTCCGACCCAGCAAGGGCCGGCGCGTTCTTCTCCAGGTACACACGTGGACGCTCGTCGTGGTTGCCCTCGTGGACGCCTACAGGACCGTCGTAGACCGCCCTGAGAGGCTTCAGGAACCGCTTCTTGCACTGTTCTGAGTCTCGGTACACCGAACCCTCGAACTCAGCTCGGCTGCCCTCACTCCACCTCGACGGCTGCGGGTAGTCCATCAGGTCACCGATGTGAATCACTTTGGTGGGCTGGAAGTCTCCGATGAACCGGATGACTGCCTTCAGAGCTCGACGGTCGTCGTATGGGATCTGCGTGTCGCTGATGACGACGATCTGCTCCGTCAAGCGAGAACCTCCACGAACGGGCCTTCAGGTTCGACGTAGTCGCCCTCTACCGGGTACAGGTGGTACATCGTGCCGTGGCCGTCAGGCTTGAACAGTGTCCCGTTGGCGTCGCTGACGACGATCCCTTCTCCTGGAGGGACCTGGAACGGGTAGTCCCAGGTGCGCGGCTCCTTGACCTCTTCCCAGGTCTCCGCGTCGATCCACGGTTGTTCGTTGTAAAGTCGCTCACCCAGGCCGGCATAACCTGCGATGTCGACATACGAGTCCCGGTGATACCCGACCTTGGCTCGTGACACCTTCAGCAACACCATCAGGTTGATGACGTCGAATCCGTTGAGCTCCTTGCCGATGTACGCAGACCACATCTCTGCGATCCGCTCGAACGACTCCGTCGCCTCGCCGTACTGCTGCTGACGTTCGCCGTTGATGAGGCGCTCAGCCTCCTGGAGAATCGTCTCCGTCACTCGATCACCTCCGTGTATGGTCCGGTCCAGCTGCAAGGCGTTCTGAGGCCGTCCTCACGGACCCAGGCATCGCCTGTGTGGTTCCACTCCTTACCGTCTCCATCCACGACGGTCAGATGCGTTGGGATGTAGGACATGTACTCCCACACCTGCGGAGTTCGGAAAGTGTCGTCGGATGGCACGTAGACCTCTAGCAGCGCCTTACGGGGGCCGCTCGGCAGAGGCTCCACAGCTGCCTTGGTGATCGGGTCCGGAGCCTTGAGGATGAGCGACCACTCGCCTTTGGCGAACATGGCAGTCTTGGCACCGCCGCTGTAGATGAACAGGTTGCCTTCGTACTCATCGAAGTCGTCGGCTTCGACCTCTACGTCGCGTCCGACCGTCAGCTCAACGATGAACTTACTCACAGGTCTCCCTTCTTCAGCGCGAGGTAGAGCTGGCCGATGTCTTCGAGAGCGTCGATGGCCTCGTTCTCGTCGGGCACGTAGAACGCGTTGGTGAAGTTGCTCACCAGGTTGATGTCAACGACTCGCTTGCCCGACCAATCGTCCAGGCTCGCCGCCGCGATTACCTGGTCGCCGGCCCTGAGCTCCAGACGATCGGGGTTTAGCTTGACGACCTCGATCTCAATTTTGGTCTCGACGGTGATGGTTCCAACTTCGCGAACGGTGGTGCTCATTCTTCCTCCTCCAGTGATTGAGCCAGCGCTGCAAGGTATTCCCCAGCGCTAGCGCGTACCAACGCCGCCAAGGCGTGTTCCTTGTCGGGTGCGACGACCTGAATCGACACCTGCGCTCCGTCCTCGAAGTGGACGGTCATGTCGATCACGAGTACATCGTCTTCTTCGTCCAGGCCGAACGGGTCCTCCCCGGCCAAGAACTCCAGGGCAGCCTGCCCCAGGTCCAGCTCAAGCTGGTCTTCGTCGTCCACATGGACGTAATCGTGGATCGCGTCCAGATTCCTCATTTCCTTATCCTTTCCAGCAGAGCGGATCTGCCGCCCTGTCCCATCACTACAGAGTTCACGTCTTCTCCTTCTGGCATCGGGATCACCTTGGCCCCTGGAATCGAACTCGCCACTCTCTCAGCGAAATCCATCCCCGGCTCGTCACCATCGGCGAACACGTACACGTCCCGGTAGCCGAGGAACAGCTCACGCATGTACGGCTTCCACGTCTGCACACCGGGCACCCCAACGCTCGGTATACCGCACAGATGTGCTGTGATACAGTCGATCTCGCCCTCGGTGATCGCCACTTCGGGACTGTGTTTGATCAGCGCCAGAGTGTTGTACAGCCACGGCTGATCGCCCGCTACCGTGAGATACTTCGGCTTCTCGTCTCCGTCAAGTCGACGGAATCTGATTGATACAACCTGCCAACGGGATTCGTACGACCACCGCAGGTACGGGATCGCCAGCATCCCTCGATACATCTCATGACCAGGGAGCGGGTCGGCCACGTACCCGAGCATGAACCTGTCGATTTCGGCTTGAACTTCCTGAGAGGAAGTCACTAGGCCGCGTGTCGCCAAATACTCTTCGCCTGGACTGCCGGGGAGGCTTAGCCTGTAACGGTCGGTCGCTTCCCTCAGAAAGTCCTTCTGCGATGTGCTTAGCCTCTGCAAATGTCACCCCCTCCCTTTCTCTGATGAGCTTGATGAGGTCGCCTTTCACACCGCACACGAAGCAGTTGAAAGCGTTGTACTGCACCGAGATTGATGCAGATGGCTGCTCGTCCCCGTGGAACGGGCACAGACACGATTGCCACCGAGACGACGAGACCTTCGGTGGCTCCCAGTCGGGGTAGTACCTCTTGATCAGCCGGACAATCGGGGCATCACCCATGTCAGGACGGCCACTCCTTGAGCAGATCGTTGATCAGGTTGGACAAGGTATCCCAGATCGCGTGTGACTGCGCCGCGCCGTGCGTGTCGAGGTAATGGACCCTCACGATCTGCTCCTCGTAGTAGCAGGTCTCGCAGTAACCGCTGTAGTAGGTGTCCTCTTCGACGGAGACCACCTCATCGACGTCCTGGACACCCTCCTCGATCAGCAGCTTCTTGAACGCCTCCTTGAACGAGGCCTCGAATGTGGTGCTGCTCATGGTCAAGAGATCTCCTCGATGTCGATGCCCTCAGCCAACGCCACGGCCCGGTCGAATGCGTCGTCCAGCGGCACAACTCTGAGCTTCTGCCGAAGTGTCGACAACTCCTCGTCGGTCATCGCCGTCTCGGTGCTAATCTCCATCACGACCTTGTAGATCACGCTCACTTGCTCTTCCCCGCCTTCCGCTCCTTGCGCTCGTTCACGAGCTCGGTCTTGCCGGTGCGACCGGCCTTCCTCCGCGCCTCGGGACTGACCGTGATCAGCCCGTTGCCGTTCGGCGCACTCATAGGTCCCGGCATGTTTCCTCCTTGTCCGTTGTCAAGCGGCTTTCAATTCGATAGGCGCAATACGCCTTCCGATCACTGCGATGGCTGGCGGGAACTTCAGGTAGTCCGCCCCGCGCTGGAACGCCTCGGGATCGTCCCTGAGATGCCCCACAACATCTCGGTTACACGGTCCGCAGAGAAGACCCCTGACGAACCCGGTGTTGTGATCATGGTCAACTGAGAGCTTCTTCCTGCCCTTCCCCGTGGCACGCTGGCAGATGTAGCACTTCCCGCCCTGGAACTCGTAGATCATCCAGTATTCCTTGGCGGTGATGCCGTACGTCTCCATCAGCCTGCGTTCCCACGCAGCGTCTTTCGTTCTGGCCTTGCGAGCCCGTTCGTGCGTCACGCATCTCTTGCCTGGTACCGGCTTGCCGGCCTTTGTGGTGGCCGGCTTCCGGATCGTCGTGATGCCCTCTTCGATGCAGTCTTTGCAGACGACTTGCTTAGCCGGCACTGTTGTTGTCTCCACTCAACAACCACCAGGTGAGCATCACCAGTGCGTAGACCGCGAGCAGGACGAGCGCGGTCTGTTGGTCGGTCACGTCGTCATCCCTCCTACCCACAGCCGTGAGATCGCCTTCACCGCACGGGAGACCGGCTTGACGACCGCCTCGGTCGGCTCTTGTCCGTTGTCAAGTTCGAGCTCGATAAAGGCTACTTCGAGCCCGAACACGTTGAGCGACAACTTCATCGGAAGTCACACTCCATCTGTGAACCCTTGGGCGTGTCGTCTGCGGGCTTCCACACGATGCACTTGGTGCCGTCGACGTTGACCGTGCCGAACTTGTCTGGAGTTGAAGCCTCCCCCACTGTCGTACACGCGGACATCCCGATTGCAGCAGCCACTGCCAGTGCCGCCACGGCGGCGGTCTTCTTCATGTTCATGCTCATGTTGAGCCTTTCGATGAGCGTTGGTTCACGGGTTGAGTACCGATTCCAGAACCGGAGCATCTGCACCAAGTCCTCTTCGGTCATAGTGGGTCCGTGATCTGCATGGTGTCTCCGACGAAGTCGAGCGTGGCGAAGTCCTGACCTGACGGGTCCGACTTGCCGCCTCGGTTCTTCACCGTGGAGACGTTGAACGCGTCCGGACCGTAGTCGTTGGTGATCCGGTGCAGTGTCAGCACCATCTCGGGCACACGCCCGATCTGACCTTTGATGCCTTTCAGCGGGATTGCGATGTTGCCGTTGTTGTACTCGCCGGTCACGTGGTGCAGCCCGACGACGCACGAGGCTGTCTGCCGAGCCATGTCGTGGAGGTAATCCATCAGCCCTTCCAGGCCCGAGAACGGGTCATCTTCGTTGGCTCCTCCTTCGATACGGATGTTCGTGATGTTGTCGATGACGGTCAGAGCCGGGTACTCGCCGTACTTCTGAGCGAACGCTTCCAGCGGGTCCTCGATCTGGGTCAGCGTCGGGGATGCGTCGTACTTGAACATCACCTGCGCCTCCTCCAGCGCGGCCAGCGCTTGCGGTTCCAGCGACTCCTCACGGATCTGCCGTGCTGACTTGTCCATCGTCATGCCGGTGAGGATCGAGACGGATCGTGTCAGCTGCGTGAAGGCGTCCGAGTCCGCAGAGAAGTACAGCGTGGGCACGCCGGCCTTCAGCGCGTACGTCAGAGCGAACGCTGACTTGCCGATACCCGGTGCCGCACAGATCAGACAGAGCTGACCACGCAGGAACCGAGTTCCCTTGTTCTCCAAGGTCTCCCACACCGTAGGCAGCGGATCACCAGCCGAGCCTTTGATGTAGAGCGACTGTCTAGGTGTGTACATCGACCTTCTTCCCGACGTAGATCGAGAACTCCTCCTTCTCCCCCGACGCAGAGTTCGACAGCCACACGTCGACATACCCTTCGGATGCGTGGTGGATCTCCCTCAGCTCACCGGAGACCCGCGCCTTCACCAGCGACGCGGGAAACAACCAGTCGAACTCGATGATGTGGCCGATATGGTCGCCGTTCAGCAGCGAAGCGGTAACCGCGTCGATCATCAGTACCCCCTATGGATGATGATGTAGCCGAGCCGTTCAAGCTCGTAGATGGCCTCCTGCGCGGCCTCCGCTGGGTCGATACTGTCGCCGCCCAACGACGACTCCACGGCTTCTTCGATGACCTCTTGTGGCCTCTTCATCGGGGTCAACATTCCTCCTGGGATGTATCCGCTCCAGCTCATGCGACCTGCACCCCCGCATCGTGGATCGGCACACCGCGATCCTTGGCATCGGTCTCCTGGTCGAGAGCCTTCTGCATCTCGCGGGAGAGCTGCGGACCAACGGGGAGCCCGAGCTCCTTGGCGATCTGCGGACCCTTCATTCCGTGCCGGAACATCCGCAGCACGCCGCCCGTCTCGTGCGGAGCGTCGTCGGCGAAGAGCAGCTCACGCTCAGCCGGGTCATCAAAGTTCGTCATCGTCGCAGTCATCTATGTCTCCTAGTTCTGGTAGTTGGATGGTCACTGTGTGGCCGTCTGGGAATCGGACGGCTATCTCTCTGTCAACCCCGTGGTGCCAAGTGTCATCGAGGTCTAACCACGAATGCTCTGCGGCCCTTCGCTTTTCAGCAGCCGCGAACCTGAACGCTGCTTGCTCTGTCGGGAACGGGTAGGACGAAGGACCGTTGAGCCGGTCCAGTCGCCCCATCTCCACGAACCAATACTCAGCTTCCGTGCTGAGTGGAAGGTCCTTCTTGTACGTTGTCAAGCGTCACCCCATAGAGAATTGACACGACGCCGACACGTCGCAGAACCGACACTTGGACGGTTCAGGGTCAGGCTCGAAATTCTCAGCCTGGATGTTGGCTTCGAGCTCGTGGAACATCTCAGTCACTCGTTCGACGGTCCAGTCGCTCAAATCGTAAGGGAATGTGGCCTTTCCGGATTTACCGAGCCAGAAATCCCCTTCCATTACATCGACGCCGAACATGAGCTGAAGCGCAACGCGATACACGCCGAGCTGGAAATCGTCCGACGGTGCCTTTCCGGTTTTGTAATCGCGAACCCTTAGTGCTGTCGAGCATTCTTCCGGATCGTCATCTTCGACCACGTCAAGGACTGCGTCGATGAAGCCCTTGACCGGAACCCCGTCCAGGTCGATGTCAAACGCGATCTCAGAGCCAATCTCACCGTTCGGTGTAGTCCAGAATCGCTCCTCCGGATGCTTCTCGTTCCACCGGAACCACTTCTCGATCTGCTCCAGGCCGAGCTTGAAGCGTCGTTCGATGTCAACCTTCCCACCGTAAGGTCCGGAGCGGGACCAGAACTGCACGTTGGGGGTGTCTTTGCACATCTCGCCGATGTCTTTGTCGTACTCCCGAGCAAACAGGGCCTGAGCGTCCTCCAGAGTCATCGAACCCTTCGACTTAGCCACTTGGTCCAGGACCTCGTGAAGGGCCGTTCCCTGGGGCAGCCAGGCGGCAGGCCGGCTCCATACGCGCTCGATGCGTGCCAGCCAGTAGGAGTACGGGCAGAGTGAGTATTGGTTGTACTGGGAGACGCTTCTGTGCCGTACCTCCTTCGTCATGCGACTCCTTCCAACTTGTCATGTGTCCGGATGTAGACCGTAGCTTCGACGGTTCCTCCGTCGTACGCCTGATCTTCGAGCAGAGCCCATTCCGTCTGGGTGAATCCGTGGGTGCTGAGGTACTGGCTGACAGGTGCGTAGTCCGGGCCGAACAGGTCGACTCCTACACTCCTGTGGACCAGTACCTTGGTGGCCTCATCGGTCGTGATCGTGGCTACGAACAGCCGCCCTGGGATGTGGATAAAGAGACGTGGGATGGATACTGCGGGCGAAGACGAGCGTGCCACGAGCAACCTTTCTTATGGCTCTATTTTGGGGTATACCCATATGTTCATTCCTTCTTCAGTTATGTGAGTATGCTCGTTCTCACGCACGATTAAATTTCCGTCCTTTTCTTCCCTCGGTCGATAAGCCCAACCACCGTGGATATTGTCTTCGCACGGAGGAATTGCAGGGTCATACTCGACAACGAAGTCGCCCGCGTGCAGCTTGTTGTAAAAGCCCCGAAGCCTTTTGAGGATAATCTCTTTCATGCCGTCGCCGTTAGTCGCCATGTATTCGGCGTGGTGCCGCAACATGCGGTATTGGTATGCCTCCAGGTGACGACCTGATACTCCATTGAACGGCCACGCCTTAGCGATTACTTCTTGGCGCGGTGTGGGCGGGATGTACTTCTTGGCGATGAACGAGACTGCCTGACGTGTCTTTCCGACATGTCTGGCTATATCCGCGTATGTCCACCCGTAAGTGTCGCGGAGAATGCGAATTGGTTCAGGGGATAGCCCGTCAAGTTTGAGTAACTCGATCAGGATGGATTCTTGGTCTGTCACTTCGGCGACCCTCCTGTGAGATTGGCCTGTGCATGGTACGTGCCACTCGTACAGCTGACAACTTCATGTCTCCTCTAACGTCGGTGCGGACAGCACCTTTGCCCTCGTATAAGCGAGGGCCAAATCATGACTCTTAACTGCGGCTTAGCGCAACCGTTACCTCGGGTCTCAAACCCCTGCTGGTGCTTGACAACTCCTTTCTGGGTTGTTCAACGCGCGGTTCTCCCTTGGATATTTAGGCAAAGAAGCCTGGTTTGCCTCAGCAGAACCAGTGTTTGCGACAGAACTTCGACTTGCTATCCTTCTCGTCTTCCTTTTTGCGGGAGTCGTCGTGCGAACGCTCTCTGCCTGCTGATTTAGGCTCACACGTGGGCAATTCACCGTGTGCTACATGCCATATTGAATCTGCTCTCAACCCACCATGCTCTGTGACATGTTTCTCAGATCTGGGAGTACAGTCCCACTCGTCTGCTCGCGCGGTGGTGTTTCCGAAGAAGACGATCATCAGGCCTGCCAAGTAGATGGCGATGAACCAGGCGATCCATCTCTGCAACGTCATCCCTCGTTGCACTCCTGACAGAGACAGTGCTGGTCACCGCAGTCGTCGCCCTTCGCGTGGCAGTCGATCCACACCTTCGCAGCACGAGCCTCACCCAAGGCTTCGAGCAGGCCGGCGAGTGTCTCAACCTCCACACACGAGAGCGTCGCAGCCACGTCTGCGGCAAGCCAGCCGTCTGCCCACGAGGTCAGGAAGGACTCCACCACGTCAGCAGGTGCGTGGTATCCGGGAGGGGTCATGACTTCTCCTTCGCTGCCTGGAGTCCCGCGACGAATCCGAGCCTGAACATCTCTTCCAGGTGAGGGATGACGATCTCGGTGATGTGCTCTTCCATGTCTCCTGCCGGGTCATGCCACTTATCGCCGTCCCAGTACAGCGGGTACTCGCCATCAGACAGGTACCAGCCAGGTCCGGACGAGAACTTCCAGAACTCGTCGATGGACGGCATCTTGTCCTTGAGCTCAGCGGCCAGGTTCAGGTCGATCATCGTCATCCTTTCTTCCGAAGGGCGTGAAAGATCAGCATTATGGTTGCGCGGTCGAGCTGCGCCTGTGCATCTGCCAGACGGCCTTTGAGCTCTGCTACGGCGCGACGTGCGCCGTCGCGGGCGGCTAGCAGGTCCATCAGTTCCTTGTCGTCCATCGTCAAACCTCCTCAGTCGAAAGCGGATTCGGGAATGACGAGGATCGTTCCGATCGGCTTCCCGGCTCCCCAGAGCCTCGTCCGGAACATCGCATCGGTGGGGATGTACCCGCGCATGACATCTTCGGCAACCTCCTTGAGCGCGTCATGGATGTCTTTGCGTGAGCCGTGGCTGATGCTGATCTCGATCATGTTGCCTCCTATCGTCTGTAAACGGAGCCTCGCGGTATTCCCATGCGCTGCAACTCATTCTGGACTGTGTACAGAACGATCTTCTTCAGATCGTCACGTGCGGACCTCGCACCTACCAGGCCGAAGCCTCGTGCGTATTCCTCCAGGTCGAGCTCGACCACGAGGTTGATGACTACGCGGTCAGTTCTCTCGGTAGATGACGTATCCATCGTTCCACTCGACCCAGAAGCCCATGTCTACGAGCAGGTACTCAGCTTGGTGGACGTGCCACTCCAGCGTCTCCAGCAGGTCCTCCTGATCCAAGTCTGGATCGTCGTAGGCACGGTTCGCAGAGTTGATCAGATCGGTTGCACGGTCGCGCAATTCGGCGTCCGTCACCAGGTTAGACAGCTCTGCCACGTCTTCGAGGAACCGCATGTCCAACTCTTCCACCGTGTATGTGGACGATCCCTCACGGATGAGGAACGGTTCAGTCTCCACTGCTGTCGTCACGATTGCTTCTCCTTCTTGAGTTCGGCGCGCAGTCGCATGACCGACGCGAACCTGTCGATGGCGGTGGCTAGGAGCTGGTACTCCGCGTCATCACTTTGCACGTGGTGTACCTCGACCGTTGTCGGCATACTCCCGCCGTCGATGATCGTGACCGACTTGGTCCGGCGACAGCAGGTTGTTCTCGATGGTGACCTGACACCTCATACCTTGCCTCCTAGACGATTCCGACGAAACCAGCGCCAACCATGTTGGCTCGAACCTTCCGCGCCTCAGCGTCAGCCTCAGCGATGGCCTCAGCACGCCGCAGTGTGTAGTCCTGCTCGTCTCCATCCCAGAAGCCGAAATAGTTCCAGCACGAGTCGACCTCGGTACCTTCCGGATCGGTCAGCACCCAACCGAAGGTGTCTCCCGCCGCCCACGCCTGCCACTCCCGCAGGCAGCCACGGACGTACTCGTCCACCATGTCTTCCGGCAAATCGGCAGGAGCGATAGCGATCCCGAAGTAGGAGTTGTCGAACCTGTCAGCCGAAGGCTCCACAGGCGCGTAGTGCTGATCCAGCAGCGTGACGCCTTTGTGTCCCTTGAGCGTCAGCCAGCGGACCACAGCAGCGCCACTACGACGCTCGTAGTCGTACTGATCAGAGCTCTTGGACCACCGAAGCTGATGGTAGGCGTCGACAGGCACCGGCCCGTCAGCGATCCGATCATTGCCGCGCTCGTCCACCATGAAGACTGCGAACCCGTAGTTGAACGGACGGTCAGCGAAATCATCGACGTACCACGTCATCGTGTAGTCACCGGCTGGGGTCGGGATGATCTTGATGTCGAGGATCTGCGTCATGCCTTCTCCTTGGTCTTGTGTCCTGTTGTGTCGCTGTGTAATCGGGCCGCTACTTCAAGCGACCAGCGGTGAGATGAACGGTGCTTCCATGTGCAGCCGAGGCACTTTGCGCGAAACCTCACGAACGCTTGTAGTGCTTGCTGATCGTGGCGCTGGGACGTACAGTCCAGCCGGTCGGGTGCATCAGGTACTCGACCGTCCCCGGTCCCTGGAAGTCCCACTTGCTGGACAGAGCCGAGTGTGCCGTATCTCCCGGACCGAGCTCGATCACTGCCTTGCTCCAGCGGTCACCCAAGTCTTCTGCTGCCGCCATGATGTCGGCGTGCGAGTAGTGCATCAGGCCTCCTCAACCCACACGTTGCCGCTGACGGCGATGGCACGGACGCTGTCCGCGATCTGCTCAGCTCTGTCGCGGTACAGACCTCCCACCACGAAGATCGGAAGTCCGTTCACGTCTTCTGCCCACACCTCGAACACGTCACTCCTCCGTCAAGTCGTTGCTCAGTTCCCATGTGCTGAAGTCAGAGTTGTCCCACAGGACAAGTACGACCCCGGGTGAGGGAGCCCTGATGATGACTCCCCTGTACCCGTACTCGTCGCGAACTCTCGTGCCTACCAAGATGGTTCACCAGGAACGGAACACGTAGTACTCGCCGTCGTACCAGGCCTCGGACACGTCACCTGATGCCTCCAGATCACGGGCGAACTTCTCCGTGTCGAAGTACTCCAGCGCGGTACCTCTGAGTCCGAGCACCTCCTCGGCGTACTCATATGCGTAGTCTTCGATGGTCATCGGACCGATGTACACATCCTCGAACTGAGCCACAGCTTCCGACACAGAGCCGAAGTAGCCGATGTCTCCGACGATGTCTCCGATCCACGCGACGAACGGATCGCCATGCTTCTCAACGGCTTCCGACAGTTCGAGCATCACGTCCAGGTCTTCATACTCCGAGATCCGGAGCTCACCGAAACCTTCGTGGTCGTGGATGGCCCACTCCTCGTGTCCGTCCAGCAGCACGTGGGTCTTGATCTCCGACTTCAGATCTTCCACGTCGGAGAACTGGTGCAGGTCAATCCACTTGCCCACCAGGTCCCCGTTGTTGTAAGCGGCCAGATCAGTGACGTAGATCTTTGCCATTTGCATTGTCTCCCTTGCTAGTTGGTGAACTCTGCGATCAGCTCACGCCCGGTCAGAGCGTTGCTGCCTGATGTCTTGAAGACGCGAACCAAGTCCTTGCCATCGACATGGCTAAGCACAACCTCAGCGCCGATGTTCCACCCGTTGGCTGTGACGACGAGCCCAGAAGCCTTGGAACCTAGCCGTGACACCATCTGACGGCTGCCTTCGAGCGTGCCTCGAAATTGCGCCATACCTATACCTCCGGTGTTGTCGTTGTCCGTTGTCAAGAGCGCCCGTCGAGGGAATCGAACCCTGCACACGTGAGGAGGAGAAGCTCACGCGGTACCGAACACGGGCCATCAACGCTTACGCGCTGACGAGATTGTTGCGATTGAGGAACACGTCTCGACCCTCGCCGTAGCCGTTGTTGGTCTTGACGTAGAGCACCAGACCAAGCCGAGCCTTGATCCACTCAGCGACGTACTCGGTGCCGAAGTCGCACATCGAGGAGTCGATCATCGTCGGGTAACCACCGCCGCAGCCGTAGTCCACGACACCTTCCCAGACCAGCGTGTCGATCAGGTCACAGGCGTAGTCGGTCAGGTCCGAACGATGGTCCGCGCCGATAGCTTTCGCCACAGCGTCGTACGTGTCGTACCGGCCATAGCCCTCCCAGTGATCGAGCATGGTTTCCTGCTCAACCTCCGAGTACAGCTGGTCATCCAAGACCGGGTAGTCCTCCAGAGCCTCCAGGACCTCGATCAGATCAGCCGGTGCCTCTTTGTCGAGCTCAAGCCCGATGTGCCTGCTGCCGGAGTACGGACCGTCCGTCAACGCTTCGCAGTCCGACCAACGCTCACGCAGCTCACGGTAGTTCGCGATGTCTGCCACATCCGCATACCCGTGGACGTCGTAGCCCATCGTGTTGTTGATGACGATCTGCGACGGAGCGAGAGCCTGGTAACCCTCCTCGTTCCAGAACACATCCACCACGTGCGACAGCGAGTTCTTGCGGTAATCCGTTGTGGCCCAATCCTCCCCGTACACGTCCGCCAACACTTCACGAACCGTTGCGGGACGGATGTCCAGATCGACACCTTCCAGCGTATCCAGGTTGAGCTTGTAGGCGTAGGCGTCGATAGCCTGATCCTCGTCCCACTCGTTGCCGAACACCACACCGTTGATCACGAAGCCTGCCATGTCATTACTCCTCGAAAGTTGTTGCCTTACAAGAGTGCTCGGTAGTGGATTCGATCCACAGCATCACGCCTTGATACCGAGCTCCAGGACTTCAGTCCCACGTGTCCCCGACGTTGATCGTCCGACCAACTTCAGCGATCACTTCCAACTCACCCGAGCAGACGAGCTCGCCGTTGATAGTGAGAAACCTGACACCTTGGCTGTTGGCGAAGTCGTGCTTGAGCAGATGCCTTGCCATGCCTAGATCAACTCCTCGATCCACTGGGCTGCCAGCGAGAACGCAGCCTCCTTGCCTTGGAAGTAGCCCTCACCCCAGAGGCTTAGCTTCTCGTGCTCAAGTTTCGCCATGCCTTTGGCGTCCTTGACAAGCTTGCGTAGTTGGTCCACCAACTCCTGAAACTCATGGTGTGTTGCGCTTCCACACCCGCCCACCTGTGCAATCACGACAGTCGCGACATCCCAGTTGCGAAGGATCACGTCGAACCGGAGGTCCATCCCTCCGAACGTGGTGGACACAACCCTCAGCAACAGAGACTTGTCTCCCCGGTCCTCGATCCCTTCGATGGTGCAGATGTACTGGTCCCGGTAGAGGAACGAGTCTCCGACCTCCAGATCGTTGGCGTAGATCTCCTGCGTGCGGAACTGAATAGCCATGTCTTGTGTCTCCTTGTCCGTTGTCAAGTATCAGCGAATGCGAACGATATGGTTGCCCCGTGCGACGTACACCTTGCCGTCGAGGTAGACGCGCTGCTGCTTGTTCATCCCTACTTGACTCCTCCGCAGATCAAGTTGCCCATCGTGCGGCAATCCCAACCGCTTTCGTCTTCCATCACGATGCCATCGCCGTTGTCATCACCTTTGATGCGCGAAGACTCGGTACCCACCACACCTGGATCTGCCAGAGCCATAGCTCCGATAGCAGCGGAAGCCGCGATGATGCGTCCAAAAGCCAGCTTGAGCCGGTTGTCCATAGACCTCTCCTCTTGTCCGTTGTCAAGTCTGATGGCAAAGAGTGAGCAGCCGTCATTGCAGACGGACCCTCAGCGAATCGAGGGTGCGGCTTGCCTGCCCCCGCCTCTTTAGAGCGATAGCTCAGGGTTGAGGCCCAACCCAGAAGTTAGATGCCTACTTGTGGCGTAGGTTGCCTTTAACGTGCCGTTACCCATCCTTGCACCATGTCTCGTGACTTACGTCCTGGAGCCTCCACATGCTCTCCAGACCGACTGAGCCCATAGCTCGGGGATGGCAGGGTCATCGCGATCTATACACCACGCTCGCCTGATCATCACGTTCTCTCTATTGACCGTCAGGCCCAGGAGGGCACGATGGGTCTCCCGCCCACCGACGGAGGCACTAAGCCTCGGCACACAGTCCCGCTTGAGGGTTAGCTGTGGTCTATCTCCCGGACGTAACCTAGCTCTCGCTAAAGCTACTACCCTGCTCGGTATCTAGTTATCAAACAACTTGGTTGCGCTGGCTTCCAGTCTAGCAGACCGTTTGTCCGTTGTCAACCGGGTGGATCAGCAATTCGGAGCACCAACCGCAAGCGGAATGTCCGCCCCGAACGCTTTCGACTCTACCGTGCGGTTTGTCCGTTGTCAACCGGAGTGATCGGGGCCAGCTATGCGCGATACCGCTGGCGGGTCAGGCGTAAGCCCGATCTAGGGTCGACCGTGGACATAATGCGCCCATGAATCGAAGATCCACCACTATTGAGTTCGTCAAACAACATCTGCCGCTGTCACCGGCGATACAACGATCAAACCACACGGTCTGTACGTTGTCAAGTGCCCGGGGGAGGAATCGAACCTCCCCGTTCACCATACGGGCGAGTTAAACCATCCACTCCGACATACGTGCCCAATCGCACGTGTTCGTCTCGCGTGGACTCACCTGGAGTGTCACGTAGTGAGTGCCCACGCCGTACACGCGAACCACGGTGCCCGTGACTTCCGCATCCGCGCGGCCGAATCGCCGGTAGGTGATCTTGTCACCCACCTGCGGCAATGGCGGGAGCTTGCGCGCCCGGCGAGCTGGGGCTGAGGTCGGAGCTGCTGTCGTTGTCATGCCACGAATCTAGCACGCTGCCTGTGTCCGATGTCAAGACCTCGACAAAACAGCTGGTCGGAGCGGGTTTCGGACACATGTCCAGGTTCGTTTCCGCAGGTCACGGCGGTCCGGTCGGACCACGCCAGAATTGTGGGCGTGATCACACGTGTTGGGTCTTGCGGTAGCAGTGCTAGGTGAGTAGGATCGCGCGTCCGTCGCGGTGAGGGTATAGAGGTATCCCTCGCACTGGCAGGCCCTGGGCAGGAGGGGCGGCATCTTAGTGCAGGGCAGGCAGGCCTGGCAAGGGGTATGTGATGTGGGATATCGCACAGGCAGGCAGGGCACTGGGTGACCTGGGCTTTCGCGTCGGGCAGGGTTGCTGCGCGGGCAGGCCGGCCTCGCTGTCTGTGCAGGTAGGAGCAGGTGCTTAGGCAGGCTGTGCGTGTTGCTGTGGCGTGGGTTGACAGGCACCCCCAGGGGGTGTACCCTGCCCCCGGGTCTTTCCCGACCGGGAGGTAA